TGGTATATTGTAATTGTAACACCAACTAATATATGAAGGAACCAAACAGAGAAAGGAAGAACGAGATTAAGTATAAGGTGGCTCTTAATGATGAGCAGAAGGAGGTGAAGAGGCTTATTAGGGAGAATCAGATAGTGGTGATCACCGGGCGGGCCGGATGTGGTAAGTCTTTAGTGTCAGCCGTGACAGCCCTGGACTTCCTGAATAAGAAGGAATGTGATAAGATATTTGTTACCCGGGCTACAGTGGAGGTGGGGCATTCTTTGGGATTTCTCCCAGGGGGACTAGATGAGAAGTTTAACCCTTATATAGAGGCACTAGTAGACAATCTTAATAAATGCCAGGACCCGGTCAAAACTACACAGCTTATTTCAGACGGCAAATTACTAGGATGCACTATACAGTTTATCCGGGGTAAAACTATAGACGATGTCCTTATTGTAGAAGAAGCCCAGAATATGACTAAGCACCAGATGCTAGCCATCCTCACCCGTCTAGGTAAAACCGGTAAGATTATTGTCAACGGGGACAATGAACAGAAGGATATTAAAGATGAATACAACGGGCTTTCTTATGCCATTGAATTAGCCAAGAAATTCCCAGATGAGATCAAATGGGTGAAGCTTAACCAGAACCATAGGTCAGACCTAGTGGGTAAGATACTGGACTACGAGTATAAGAAATGACATTAAATCATGATATAAAGAACATAAAGGCTCTGGTGAAGTTGTCTCATTTCACTAAGAACCCAGAGCATGACAATGAGTTCCACTCAGCCTATCTGTTTGCTGTACAATCAGTGTCTGGTAAGATGCTGACATTCCATGTTATGACAGACTATGGGATGCTTAGGTCTAGGGTGCCCCTTAGTGAGGTGTATTTGAAAGCTCCCACTAAGGACATCCCGGCCCACTTCAAACAACTATGGGATTGCTTCTCTGAGAATGTGTCTGTCATCACCTACGACTACCTCAAAGAGAAGAGATGCCAGGTGGTGCTTAAAGACGGCAGCTTAATCTGGGCATCCTACCTATTTACCGTTGACTGGTACGACAATTCTTATTCAGACGAACCCACCGATTACAAGTGTGGGCATGTCCTAGTAGCAGATGACGGCTATCTTCTATGTCAGCCCAATAACCGAATCTACTGGAAAGACTCCAACTGGATTACAAGAGACTTTCCCCTTGATAAAAAGGATATAAAGGTGGACACCACACTACCTAGTGTTGAATCCCAATCAGACAGATGGGTGAGTGAAGACGGATCCAGCTACTACTACGACATCAACTCTATATAGCCATCTCTATTAAGGGGTTCCAAATTTCCCACAAAAGGTTAGTAACTTAGTAGCCACCAATTTGTATATTAAAATTAAATTTGGTAGGTTTAAACTTTCTAAGTATATTATTAGTAGGAACTATTAAAATCAACAGATGATGAAGATACATGAATGCAGGGTATACTGCTACAACCAGCCACCAGACCTACTAGATCTTATGGGTAAAGATGAGGCCGATGACGGTAAGTGGGTGCCATTTGCATTCACTATAGACATGGTGGATGCTATTAAGATGGCCTCAGATGATGATGCAAAGCAAACTTATAATAGGACAGCTTTGTTCATGCAGAATGGGGAGAACTACATTATAGACACTCCGTATAAGAAGTTTCTAAATATTTGGAAGGACTATCTTGGGGCAGAAGACTCCACTAGTTCTGATGATCTTGAACTTTAATTAATAACCAAAAACCAATACGTATGTCAGAGACAACGCAGACAAACCCCCAGACACCTCCTAGTAAAGAAGAGGTGATGTCTTTTTTCCAAGAACAAATTGATGTTAAGAAGCTACAGCTTGAGCTACAAGAGCTTAACACAGGATTAGCTGTAGCTAGGGCAGAAGAGCTGAAGGCTCTTACAATGATAGCCCAGCTTACACAGCTTCCTGATAATTTTGAAACCGAGTCCCATATTGTTACAGAAGAAGATATGGAATTGAACCCCGAGCTGGAACAAGCCGGTGTAAAGGTGGGAGATGAGGTGAAGATCCCAGCTCAGCCTAAGCGTAAATTAAAAAAAGAAACAGCTAGCTAATGGCAGTAGTTAGTCAAGTAGAAAAGAAAGTGGTAATGACCAACTGGAATGTAGTTAGATTCCAGATAGTCACTTATTGCTACATCTACGATATTCAGATAAGTGAGGCAGACCTAAACTGCCTCACCTATTTGGCTTTAGAGGGGGAACAGGAGTTGACTACATTTTGTAGTAAGGTGTATTCTAAGAAGATTTTCTCATCGGCCCAGAGTGCTAGGAATAGCGTCACTAAAGCTGAGAAGAAAAAGCTTATTGTAAAAGAGGGCAGAAATAAAAAGAAAATATATCTGAATCCTGAGATGAAAATCGTGGCTTCAGGGAACATTCTTTTAAACTTTAAAGTGTTATCTCTTGCATCCCAAGAAAGCCAAACATCTAATACCTGAGGTAGCTAGTGAGACTGGTCTTACAGAAGACTGCATTTCAGATATTGTTAGTTTCTATTGGTCTGAAGTGAGGAAAAATCTGTCTTCTCTAACCACTGAAAGAGTGCATCTTACAAATCTTGGAGATTTTGTAATCAAGCATTGGAAGATAGACCCTCTTATAGAAGGATTGCAGAAGTGGGAGGAGAATAATAGACTGAAAGGACTACAGAGAATAACGGCTAGATTTAAAACGGCTGAAACTTTGTTTGGACTGAAGGCTATTAAGGAATCTATAGAGAAGGAGAACCAGAGAAAAGAATTTATTAAGAAGCATAAAAATACCACCTATGTCGTTAAAAGACGGTTTAATAAAAATCTGGAAAAGCAAGGGCCAGATAGCAGAGGGGATAGCTAACTCCATCTTTAAGAAAGAACATGTTGAGGAGATTGCACAACAGAGGATGCAGATATGTAAACTATGTTCTGTCTATACAGAGGAGAATGAAGGTTGTTTAGTTCCAGGTACAACTCCTTGTTGTAATGAGAAGATGGGTGGATGCGGATGTTCTTTATCTATAAAAACTAGAAGCCTATCATCTTCTTGTCCTCTCACTCCTCCTAAATGGGAGGCTATTTTATCTGAAGAGGAGGAAGATCTTCTGAATAAAAATTTACAAACATAAAATCTACAAACATGAGTATTTTAAAATTCACCCCTGAAAACCACAAGTACACCAGTGAAGACGGAACAGATTGGATGAGTGTAACAAGTCTCATCTCTAATTTTAAACCACCCTTTGAAGCTGATAAGATAGCTGAGAAATCAGCTAAGAATAAAAAGTCAAAGTGGTATGGTATGAATCCTGAAGAAATTAAAGCGGCTTGGAAAGCTGAGGCTAAAAGAGCCACTGATCTGGGAACGTGGTATCACAATCAAAGAGAGTCTGACATCTGTGGTATAAACACAATGGAACGTCACGGATCTACCGTGCCTGTGTTTAAACCAATAGAGGTTGAGGGAATTAAACATTCTCCTAATCAAAAGCTTACAGACGGTGTTTATCCAGAACATATGGTTTATCTCCGGTCTGCTGGTATATGTGGGCAGTCTGATCTAGTAGAAGTGGTTAATGGTGTTGTACACATCACTGACTACAAGACTAATAAGGAAATTAAAACAGGAGGCTTCACTAACTGGGAAGGCATTACACAAATGATGCTGCCTCCGTTCAATCATTTAGAAGACTGCAATCTAAACCACTATGCTCTCCAGCTTAGCATATACATGTTCATTATTCTTAAGCATAATCCCAAGCTTAAGCCTGGAGTGTTAACCCTCCATCATATATTGTTTGAAGAAGCTGGTAAAGATCAGTTTGGTAATCCTATTACAGCCGTTAACAGTAATGGGGAATACATTGTCAAGGATATAGTGCAGTATGATGTCCCTTATTTGAAACAAGAAGCTATAAGTATGATACATTGGCTTGAAGAAAACCGTCATAAAATTGTAAAGAAATGATTTGGCTAGAGATTGTAGGTACATTATTTGATCTTGCTAATAAGAAGCAAGAGCTATCTGAAAAGAAAAGGGAAAGGCTTTCAGAACTATTTAGTAAGATATCAACTGTTATTGATGATGTAGCAACTAAACTAGAGAATGATGAGTATCCTAGTAAGAGTTGTAGTATTATGCAGGATCTTTCTATAAACATTATGCTTCTTGTTAATAGTGAGCTTCCTGAAGATAAAGCAGAAGAGTTGGCTATTAAGCTTAATAAGGTTTGCTTCTTAGAAGAAGAATATGCTCAGAGAAAAAGCAATGATACCATTAAGAATCTTAGAATGATTTCTGGTAAGTTTGAAGCACTGTCAATGATGTATAGTTTATGAAAAAGCTAAAGAAACCTGAGGCACCTCCTCCAGATCCAAAGACTGTTTATAATCTATTGGACCTATTACAAATGCTTAGAGAAGATAAGCTTCCTCCAAACCAAAAAGCATTTAGGTATAAGTCCACTAATAGTGTACAGTATATTCATCTGGATGAGCTTAAGAAAGAACAGGCTATGATTGACACATTTGGAAAACAGTACGAAGACAGATTGATAGGAATAAAAACAAGCAGAGATTAAAATAAAACTAATGGTAAGATTATTTGATATACAGAATGGAAAGGTGGTGCCTTCAGAGCATTGTTATACCATTAAGTTTTTAAAAGACATTATGGATGAATTTCCAAATGACCATTTGGCTATTTACTCCTATTTGTTTTATATGACCTGTCCTAGTCCAGATTTAAATCCTTTCTTTGATATGCCTGAGTCAGACAAAGAAGAGTTTATTTTACAAGAGGTGAATGCTGATTTTAGTGTGGATGAACCAACTATCACTCACGCATTGAACCAGTGTAAGAAGATGTATGAAACTCCTACGTTTAGAGCCTATCAGGGTATTAAGATAGCTTTGGATAATATGGCTAAGTTTATGGCTACAGAGCAGGTGACATCCGGTAGAGATGGATCGGCTACAGCCATCCTTAGAATAGCAGAAAGATTTGATATGGTGAGACAAAGCTTTAAAGGAGTGTACAAAGATTTATTAGATGAACAACAATCCACAGTAAGAGGGGGACAAAATTTAGCTTACGATCAATAACTATACTATGGCAAAGAAAGACGTTTACCAAGACTACGAACCTGGTTATGACCCAGAAGATACAGACTATCTTTATGATTGGGTGTTTCATTACAACATCTATACAGATACATGGGCAGCTATAACAAGAGATAGTTACACTGACTATTGGAGTGATTCTAATTTACCAGGGGTTATTAAAAGCAGTTCTTTTACTACACTGATAGAAATACTCCATAGGATCAAAGGAGATGTTTCTCAGCTAGAAAAAAAACTTAATTTAAGGGATGAGTAATTATATAGAAGTTCCTACATATAAAGATGGTCAATGGACCGTTACCTCTTTTTCTACAAGAGAAGAGTTTAGGGATTTTCTTGTCCCTCTTTTTAAAGAACCTGGTAAATACGAGTTTGATGAAGCCTCACTTATATTTAATGCAGAAGCTAGAAAGTTTCAGAAACAAAGGTTCTATTGTGCAGCTCCTGTCAAATCTAAAGACTTTATTACCTACTGGGATGACCAGAAGAATAAGTGTCGTGTGGGGATTATTGTACACAGTGGTAGTAACACTTGGTATCTTACTCGTGATTATTATATGTGGCTTAATTTCCTTCCTATATACGATAAGGAAGAAAAGAAGTTTGACTTTGCCAAAGTGAGGGATGCTCAGTATCACATGGCTTTGTATGAGATATTAGCTGAGATGCATTATAAGCATGTAGTTATTCTAAAGAAACGTCAGATAGCCAGCTCTTATTTCCATATGGGAAAGCTTATAAACCAATGCTGGTTTGAAGAAGGGGCTGTGCTTAAGATAGGTGCTAGTTTAAAAGATTATATCAATGAGAAGGGATCCTGGAAGTTCTTAGATGAATACAAGAACTTCTTAAATGAGCACACTGCTTGGTATAGACCCTTTAAACCAGATAAGGTGGGAGCTTGGCAGCAGCAAATTGAAGTGAGGATTAACAATAGAGCTACATACAAAGGACTAAAGTCCACTATTAATCTATATTCTTTTGAGAAAGACCCTACACATGGTGTGGGTGGACCTGTCACCTACTTCTTTCATGAAGAGGCCGGCATTGCTCCTAAGATGAATGACACCTACGGATTTATGAAACCGGCCCTTAAATCTGGACACATAATTACAGGTCAGTTTATTGCTGCCGGATCAGTGGGTGATCTTGATCAGTGTGAACCATTGAAAGAATACATTCTTAATCCTGAAGAGAATGGTTTTTATGGAGTGGAAAGTAATCTAATAGATGCTGAAGGTACAATAGGAGTGACAGGATTGTTTATTCCTGAGCAATGGTCTATGCCACCATACATAGATTCTTATGGTAATTCAAAAGTGGAGGAAGCTTTAGAGGCTTTACAAAAAGAGTTTGAGCTAGCTAAGAAGAATCTAGAACCGGCTGCCTACCAGCTCACCGTGTCTCAGCATCCTCGTACTATAGAAGAAGCTTTTGCTTCTAGAAAGCTCAGTGTGTTTCCTCCACATCTTGTGGCTAAACAGCTTCAGAGGATTTCTGATAAAGAATACCCCGTAGAATACTTAGATTTAAGCCGGAATGCTGACGGAAAAATAATAGCTACAGCCTCAAACAAGATTCCTATAGCAGAATTTCCCATTTCTAAAAAGACGGACAATAAAGAAGGGGTGATATGTGTGTATGAAAGACCTCATAAGGATCCTACGTTTGGTATGTACTATGCATCAGTGGATCCGGTGGGAGAAGGTAAGACTACTACATCAGATTCTTTGTGTTCTATTTATATTCTAAAGAATCCTGTGGAGGTGATTGTTGATGATGGGGACGGCAGAGTGAAGAACTCAATAGAACGTGATCAGATAGTGGCTTCTTGGTGTGGTAGGTTTGATGATATCAATAAGACCCACGAGAGACTGGAGCTTATGATTGAGTGGTACAATGCTTGGACAATAGTGGAGAATAACGTGGCTTTGTTTATACAGTATATGATATCTAAGAAGAAACAGAGATATCTGGTTCCGAAAGATATGATATTGTTTCTCAAGGACATAGGAGCCAACCGTAATGTGTTCCAAGAGTATGGATGGAAGAACGTAGGTACAATATTTAAAGGAACTATTCTTAGCTACGGCATTGAGTTTCTTAAAGAAGAGCTTGATTATGAGACATTGCCTGATGGAACCATAGTGAAGACTATATATGGGGTGGAGAGGATACCAGATCCTATGTTGTTAAAAGAAATGCAGGCATATAGAGATGGACTAAACGTGGATAGGATAGTAGCTTTTTCTGCTTTAATAGCTTTTGCTAAAGTGCAGCAATCCAATAGGGGCCTTACTAAACGTATAGAAGTTAGGAAGGATAATTTGGATAACTCACAAAAATTTAGTAAATTAAATTGGAGTCCATTTAGACACATGGGTGCTTCTAAGTCACCCCGTTCAGGGATGTCTAATCCCCGTAATGCTTTTAAAAATATTAGATGATAATGAATACAGATCTCCACCAACAAAAGGTTAAAATTCTTTCCAGGCTTATAAAAGAGAGTTCTCTTACATTAGAGGAAGCTCTTGTTTTGCTTAGGGAAGAAGAACAACTCATTGTAAATCAACCAGTTGTACAACCTATTGTATCACCCTATCCAATGCCAGGGACTTATTATTCAACCATGGCTGGGGATAGTATCAATTGTACAAATGTAGATGGTTCCACGTGGAACAGTACTGTTTCACAAGTATTAGTAGATGAAACCCCAACCCTTTAAAGACCATGCAAGTATATAACGCACTAGATTTAAAGAAAGGTAAAAAAGCTGAATATAATAAGATGGGTACTCTTACCCAGCCTATCCAGTTTTTACCTATGAAAGAGAAAGATGATGAATGGAGAGCATGGAATCTTGACTGGTTAGAGTGGCAGGGAATGAGAATTCTTAGGAGAAATGCCCGTAGATTAAGTAAGAATTATAAGCTGGCCCGTGGAATTATAGACAAGTCAGACTATATCGTTGAGGAAAACAACGAGATGGTTGACTTAATAGAGACCCTCACTAAGGAAGACACTACAGCTTTTGAGCTTAAGTTCTATCCTATCATTCCTAATGTAATAAATGTTCTTACCAATGAGTTTGCTAAACGTAGTTCTAGGATTATGTTTAAAGCCGTTGATGACATTTCTTACAATGAGATGCTAGAGGAAAAGAGGAAGATGATTGAGGATGTACTTCTAAAAGATGCTAATGAGAAGATCTCAGCTATGCTGATGAACAGTGGGGCCGACTTAGAAAATGCAGAGGTACAAGAACAGCTTAGTCCTGAGAATCTAAAGAAGCTTCCAGAGATTGAATCTTTCTTTAAAAAGGACTACCGGTCTATGATAGAAGAGTGGGCCACCCACCAGATGAAAGTGGATGAGGAAAGATTTAAAATGCAGGAGCTTGAGATTATGGCTTTTAGAGATTCTCTAATCACTGATAGGGAGTTTTGGCATTTTAGAATGATGGAGGATGATTACGAAGTGGAACTTTGGAACCCTCTACTTACATTCTACCATAAGAGCCCAGATGTACGTTATATTTCCCAGGGTAACTGGGTGGGTAAGACGGATATGATGTCTGTATCAGACGTTATAGATAAGTTTGGATGGATGATGACTAAAGAGCAGTTGGAAGCTCTGGAGGTAATTTACCCAGTTAGGTCAGCTGGTTACACAATTCAAGGATATCAAAATGATGGAAGTTACTACGATCCTACAAGATCTCATGAATGGAACACCCAAATGCCTAGTTTGGCTTACAGGCAGTTTACTTCTCTTTATGATAGTAAGCTTGGAACTGGCGATATTGTGGAGTGGATTCTATCTGATACAGAAGATTTACAGGATTTTGGTAGGAGCTATATGCTTCGTGTATCAACAATTTACTGGAAGTCTCAAAGAATGGTGGGCCATCTTACTAAGATCACTGAGGAAGGGGAAGTAATCCAGGACATTGTATCTGAAAGCTACAAGGTAACGGACAAACCTTTGTATAACAATGCTGTGTATAAGAACAAAACTAAGGACAACCTTATTTTTGGTGAGCATATAGATTGGATTTGGATTAACGAAGTATGGGGTGGTATTAAGATTGGACCTAACCGTCCTACATTCTGGGGTATGAATAACCCTGGTGGCATCAACCCCATCTATTTAGGACTCAATGGTGGTAAGCCTGGTCCTATTCCTTTCCAGTTTAAAGGAGACAACACCGTTTACGGCTGTAAACTTCCTGTAGAAGGATGTGTGTTTGGGGATAGGAACACCCGTTCAATATCTCTAGTAGACTTAATGAAGCCGTTCCAGATTGGCTACAATGTAGTTAATAACCAGATAGCTGACATCCTAGTAGATGAACTAGGTACCGTCATCATGCTAGACCAGAATGCCCTACCACGTCACTCTTTGGGTGAGGATTGGGGTAAGAACAATCTAGCTAAGGCTTATGTAGCTATGAAGAACTTCCAGATGCTTCCTTTGGATACCACAATTACTAACACCGAGAATCCTCTGGCATTCCAACACTATCAAGTGTTGAACCTAGAACAGACACAGCGTTTGATGTCTAGGATACAGTTGGCTACATACTTTAAGAATCAAGCCTTTGAGGTGATTGGTTTGAATCAGCAGAGAATGGGTCAACCTATAGCTCAGCAGCAGACAGCCACCGGTATAGAACAAGCTATGAGTGCTAGTTATGCCCAGACAGAACAGTACTTTATTAACCACTCAGATAACTTGATGCCTAGAGTACACCAGATGAGAACTGATCTGGCTCAGTATTACCATTCTAAGAAGCCTAGTTTACGTCTTCAGTATATGACTACGGCAGATGAGAAGGTAAACTTTGAGATGACCGGTACAGAGTTATTGATGAGAGAGCTTAATATTTTCTGCACTACTAAGACTAATTCTAGAGCTATTATGGAACAGCTTAGACAGCTGGCTATTAGTAATAACACCACTGGAGCTTCCATATTTGACCTAGGAAACGTAATAAAAGCCGAATCTATTGCTGAACTCACTGGTGTTCTTAAAGCAGCTGAAGAGAAATCCATGGCTCAGAAACAACAAGAGCAACAACATCAGCAGCAGATGCAGCAGGAACAAATTGCTGCTCAGGAGAAACAGCTTCAGATGGCTCAGCAGTTTAAAGCTGATGAGGCTCAGAAGGATAGACAAGCTAGAATTATAGAAGCTGAGATTAGAGCTGCCGGTTATGGTGCCCAATCAGACATTAACCAGAACTTACGGTCTGATTATCAAGATGCTATGGCTTCTATTAGAGAAGAGCAGAGATATCAGGATCAGATGAATCTGAAACGTGAGCAGTATCTTTTTAACAAAGACACTACTGGTGAGAAGATGAACATGGAGAGAGAAAAGCTTCAAACTCAGAAAGAAATTGCTAATAAACAACTTCAAATAGCTAAGGAAAACAAGAATAAGTATGACACTAAATCACCTGGCAAGAAAAAAGAATAGTGGTTATAGCTATATAATCCGCACCTTAGCTAGGTACTAAGAGGTCGTTTGTAAATTTTTAGAGTTTAAGTTGTATATTATAATGTAGATACTTCATTAAAAACCAATAGTATATGCCAAGTAACGAACCAACAAACGTACAGACATCTGTACAGGAAGTAGATGTAGATATTGATAGCTGGTTAGGAGCCCCTGGAGCAGACAGTATAATCACAGGAGCCCCCAAAGCTGAGGAAGCAAAACCTTCTATCTTTAGTTCTAAAAGTAAAGATCTTGACTTTTTAGATGAAATAGATGAGGAGTCAGATGATGAGGATGATGAGAAAGCAAAACCAGATCCTGCTAAAGGAGCACAACAAATTCTGGATGAGCTGGATAAAGACCTGATTCCTGACGGAGATGACGATGAACCAGGAAAGAAAGTGGGTCGACCTAGGACAGAAAAGTCTGGACTAGTAGAGTTCTTAAAGAAAAGAATAGAAGCAAATGAGATGTTTGCTTTTGATGACTACGATGAAACTAAACAGTCTTTAGATGACTATTTAGGTGGTCTTAGTGAAAAAGATGTAGAAGAGCTTTGGTCAGCCAACATTAACAACCTCAAACAAGAGGTGGCTTCCAAAACTCCAAGTCAGTTCTTTGAAAGTCTGCCGGAAGAATTACAATATGCTGCAAAGTATGTAATGGACGGTGGACAAGATTTGAAAGGTTTATTCCAAGCTTTGGCTGCTACGGAGGAAATCCGTGAGCTAGATCCCACTGACCAGAGTGACCAAGAGTATATAGTGAGATCCTATCTTCAAGCCACCAACTTTGGTAGCCCTGAAGAGATTGAGGAAGAAGTTAATACTTGGAGGGAAATCGGGGCATTGGAAAAGAAAGCTAAGCAGTTTAAGCCCAAGCTTGATGTAATGCAGGAAGAAGTAGTGAAGTATCAGGTTGCTCAACAAGAGCAAATGAAAGCTCAACAGGAACATGCTGCTGAAGCTTATATGCAGAATGTTTTTGAAGCTCTTCGTCCAGCTGAAATCAATGGTCTAAAGCTTGACAAAAAAACCCAGGCTCAGTTATATAGTGGATTGGTTAACCCCCAGTATCCATCTATATCAGGAAAGCCTACAAATCTCTTAGGACATCTTCTTGAAAAATATCAGTTTGTAGAACCTAACTACTCTCTGATAGCAGAAGCTCTTTGGTTGTTATCAGATCCTGAAAACTACCGTTCAGCTCTTTCTAAGAAAGGAAAGAATGCTGCTGTTGAACAAACGGTACGTCAGTTAAAGACTGAACAAGCTAAAAAGAATCAGTCAACTTACTATGATGATGATGAACAACAGAAGCCAAGAAAGATATCAAGACCTCAAAATATTTTTAAAAGATAATTTATTAATTGTTAACCCTTAAATTTTAAAGCCCTATGGCAACCCCAGTTTTAAACAATGGTATATTCCTGCGTGACAACCAGTACCATACTAGTTCACATGTGGATTCGTACCACCTATCTAATCTCCTGAAGTCAGCTGAACCCACAGATTTGGGTCCTGTTGATCTTTGGGCTATGGCACAAAAGGTAGAAATGCCTTTGTACCAGATGTCTAGCTTTGGTGGTAAGAACGTGATCATGGTAGACAATGCACGTGGTGAATACAAATGGCAGATTCCTGTAGCACAGGATCTCCCCTACATCGTGGAAGACATTGATGAAGCTAACCAAACTAAAGGTGTGGATGGTCAAACCTTCCAGATTAAGCTTAACAAGCGTGCCTTTGGTCATGGTGACATCATCACTTATGACAAGTACAATGGACTTGAGATGTACATCACAGCTGCTGACATCGTTCCAGTTGGTGATAGCTTCATCTACACAGTTCAGCTTGTAAACAATGACAACAACGCATACTTGGATAACAAGTATCTGACTGTTGGAACTAAGATTTTCCGTAAAGGTTCTGCCCGTGGAGAATACGGTGAAAGGTTCTCTGATCTTGGATCAGTGAGTGCCGGTTTCCGTGAGTTCTACAACTACGTTGGTGGAGCTGAAGCTCACGTACACTACAGCATTTCTAGTCGTGCAGACTTGATGTTGAAAGGTGGTATGAAAGCTGACGGAACTGTTCCTGTAGTTGAGTTGTGGAGAAGCTTTGACAAAGGTTTGGACCCTGCTATCACTAACCTGGAGCAAATGGGTAAAGACTACATCAAGCGTGCCTATGATTCTGGTCAATTGACCCGTTCATTCTTGACTACTTTGGAAGCAGCTCACCTGACCAAGATTGCTAATGACATTGAAACCTACCTCATGTGGGGACAGGGTGGACGTATCAAGCAGGACGGTCCAGATGATTTGCGTCTGTCTGTAGGTTTGTGGAAGCAGTTGGATAACTCTTACAAGAGGATCTACAACAAGGCTTCTTTCAACCTGGATCTATTTAAATCTGAAATTTTCAACTTCTTCAACGGTCGTGTGGAGTTCAAAGGACCTGATCCTCAGCGTTCTCTGATTGTACAAACCGGTATGGGAGGTATGAGATTGATTAATGAAGCTATTAAGAAAGAAGCTGTTAACTCAGGTTTGGTTCTTAATGCTCATGAGCTTGGAGCTGTATCTGGTAAGGGTATGGATCTGAACTTTGGATTTGCCTACACTAGCTACGTTATTCCATTCTTGGCTAACGTGAAGTTTGTGTTGAATCCAGCGTTTGATAACGTACACACCAATGACATTGAAAACCCAATCATTGATGGTTTCCCTCTGTCTAGCTACAACTTCATTATCTTTGATATCACAGATAACACCAATGACAACATCTACTTGTTGAAGTTGAGCTGGGATAATCAATTGAAATGGTTCTATCAGAACGGTACTATGGATTACATGGGACGTACACAAGGCTTCCAGTCTTCTGGAAACTTCAATGGTTACCGTGTGTTCATGACTCAAACAATGCCGGCCATCTGGGTTAAAGACCCAACCAAGGTGCTGAAGATTGTTATGAGGAACCCAATCACTGGTGGATCATTCTAAAATGTAACAGTACCCGGGTGCTTCCCGTGAGATCAGCACCTGGGTCTTTTATATATTTTTAACCAAAAACCAATAAACCTTAAGTAAAATGAAAAAGACAACGGCTAACAAGTCAATGAATCAGAAGGCTATGGGAAACAACATTGTTGTTAAGAAGCCTACTTCTAAAGAAAGTGTTACTAAGTCTAAAGCTCCAGCTTGGGCTGCTCCTTCTAAGAAGAAATAACCCCTCCCTTAGAATAGTATTCTAAGGCCCAACCTATAGTATGCATACCACCAAGATCAGGTGTTGAGTTTGCAGCTCAAGATAGGTTCTATAAAAGATTAATCAGGAATTCTGATTAGCGTTTATAAACTAAAAAAACCAACAAATGAGTAGTGTAACAATGGTGGAGAAGTATCCACAGAACAAGAAGTCAACTATTGCAATTCGTCCCTACTTTGATCCCCACATTGATAACATGGGGTTACAGAAATACGGATTGAGTTTGTTTGACGGAGCTTTTCATGAAGAACAGCTGGCTTGTTTAGAAATCAACGGTATTAAAAGATACCTCACTGGTTTAAATGAGTTTGCTCCGGAAGTTAAAGAACTTCCTTTAGAAGAGCAGGAAGCTAAGGTGACTGAGATTAGACGAGTTGTTTCCTATTTGGAAAAAGCTCTTGCAGCTAATGTAGTTGAACCGGATGATGTTCAGTTTTGGAATAAGTTAACTCTTCTTAAACCAGACAACTCAGAGTTGTGGGATAAGATTAAGATAAGAGTGGGAAATGAACCCATTTATTTAGAGCCTGATAAAGATCCATATGATCTCATTAAGCTCTACGCAATTGAAGCCGGTGGTTTTTCTATGATAGCTAAATCTTTGGAAGAAGCTCGTAAGAAAACTAAGGCCCCGAAGTTCTACTTAGATAAGCTGGAAGAAAGTGCTTCCACTAAAACTGAGACAAAGAAGCTTAAGAATAAAGCTCTTTCAGAACTTCAAAAGCTCTTTGATAAGAACCAGAACAAATTGTTCTATGTAGCTAAGATTTTGGATCCAAGTGGAGCTCAATACAAAAAGTCTACTCCTAATGACATTATTTATGATAATATGGATAAGTTCATTAATGGGGAACTATCTGAAAAGAACTCCAAGAAAGCCTCGGAAAGATTCGTAGATACTACTAATCTTGACATGGAAACCTTGAAGATCAGAGCTCTTGTAAAAGAAGCTAACTATTATAAGTTCATTGCTACAAAGGCAGACGGTTTTATTTATCACATGTCTAGTAGTACTATGTTAGGAAGGACAGCTACTGATGTAGCAGAATACCTGAAGAATCCTTTGAATGAAGAGATTCTTATGGACCTGACTAAGAAGGTAGAAAAATACTGGAATCAATAAACACTTAGTAATATGGCAAAGTCAAAAAGTAAAGTGAATGAAGCCGGAAACTATACAAAGCCCGGTATGAGAAAATCTTTATTTGAAAAGATTAAAGCTGGTGGAAAGGGTGGAGACCCTGGAGAATGGTCAGCTAGAAAAGCTCAGATGTTAGCTAGAGAGTATAAATCAAAAGGAGGAGGGTACAAATAATGGGACTATCTAAATCTCAAAAAAGCTTGAAGGACTGGAGTTCTCAAAACTGGATGACCTCTGGTACACATGCCAATAAAAAGAAAGGGTCATCTAAAGAGGTTCCATCTAAAGGTTCTAAAAGATATCTTCCTGAAGCCGCTTGGTCATCTTTGTCAGCTGGTGAAAAAGCAGCTACAAATAAAGCTAAGGCTGAAGGAAATAGTAAGGGAAAGCAGTTTGTGTCTCAACCTAAATCTATTAAACAAAAAACTAAAAATTACAGATAATATGAAATCAAGTTCTAAAAGCCGTGGTGCTTCAACTAAACAGCCTAACACCGGTAACGGTAATAGTGACAAAGGAATCACTTACTTTATGAGTGGTAAGGATGCTGCTAAAGCTGCTTATGCAAGAACCACATCATTTAAACCTGCTTCAAATAAAAGTTCAAAAAAGAAATAAACCTATGAAAAAAGTTTTGATTATCACTGGAATTGTTGTTCTATTAGTTTTTATTACTTCAATCTTGCATTGGGGTAAGTCAGCCTCTTCTACAGAAGTAGCCACTGCTGATACAGCTGTAGTAGATAGTGTTAAAGTTGTTGATACCACCGTAGTTGTAGATACTGCTAAGGTTGTAGATACCGTTAAGTAATCCTATGAATAATAACCTGTTACAACTAAAGATTAAAGAGAGGCTGAATAAGCTAGCTTCTTTAGACTATGACAACATAGAATGTTGGCAGGTGCAGGAGGCTTTTAATAAAGCCCAACTGGAATACGTAAGACGAGCTCTTCAAGGATTAAATGTTAAAAAGGAGGGGTCTGAACAATCTACAGATGCTGTAGATAATGTTCAGATCCTTCTCACCCAAGTGACCATGCCAGGGACAGCTCAGCCTATTTACTTTCAATCAAATCCCATTCCTGGTAACTATATGAGATTTGTAAGAGTAGACATAGAAGCTTCTAAAGATTGCTGTGAGTCTGGAAGTACCATGGTGGTATATCAAGCTGAGGAAGCTAATGTTTCTGAACTTTTAAGGGATGAACATAAGAAACCTAGTTTTGTTTGGAGAGAAACATTTTGTACTTTGATTGGAGATACTGTAAGAGTTTACACAAATGGAGAGTTTACTATTGATTCTGCTTTACTTACATATTATAGGAAACCACGAGATATAGCTTTTAATGGTTGTATCAATCCTAACACAGGTGTTTTCTTTACAGCTGATATAGAGAGTGAACTAAAGGATGATGTGGTTGAAATTATTGTAGATGAAGCTGTTTCTATACTGGCTGGAGATATTGATTATGCCGGTCAATATCAAAGAACTTTACAGAATTCTGTAAGGAATTCATAAAAAATTTGTATATTATATTGTATGGAGAAGATTGCTCGTTCACCAATATTGAGTTCAACAGCCGGCATGGCTACTACCTCAATGAGTGTAAAGAAGATTTCTAGCCAAGCTGAACCTTCTTTAAGCAAAAAGAACATTCTTCTTTCTGATGATTGTGTTGAGTATTTGAATTATAGAATACAGCAAGAAGAATACTCAGCTAGAATATATCTCTCTATGTCAATGTGGTTGGATGACCACGGGTATGTTAACGGAGCTAAGCTTTGGAAAAAGTACTCAGATGAGGAGATGATACATGCTAATGATGCTAGAACTTATTTGTTAGCAATGGGGGTACAGCCAATTACACCTGTACTAGAGGAACCCACTCAAGTGTTTAGTGGACTTCCTGAAATCATTAGACAGTCTTATCAGCATGAAATTGAAGTGACTATGCAGATAAAAGATTTAGCTAGTGAAACAATGACCAAAGGTGATCATATGCTGTATCAATTAGCTTTAGCTTATTTGAAAGAGCAGGTGGAAGAACATGGTAAGATGCAAAACTGGATGGATCAGTTGGAATCTTTTGGAGAAGATAGGATAGCTATGAGACTTCTTGATCACGAAATGAAAGACTATTTATAAACTTATTTATTTATTTTTTAACCCTTAAATTTTAAGCCCTATGTATTTCAATCATGCGTACCGGAAAGCTTTCCTGGGTGTAGAGAACCAAGCTGGTGATCTAACCGTAGCTACTACTGGTACAACAGCAGCCCTTACTGCTGGTCAACTTGGTCTTTTTGATGCAAAGACCTATGGTGTTTATACACCAAGTAACAAGCCTTTTATCATTGCCCAAGGTTCTTGGTATAAGAGCCCAGGTTATAGTGATAAAATCGGACCCTATCATGGTGGTTACCAAGAGTCTGTAAAGACTAAAGTGATTAACCCTAAGTATGTTACACGTGTATTTACTACATGTGCTACTCCGGCAATTAATCAGGTGATCTCTATTGGTTGGGATTTAGCTGATGGTGATGGATTCCTTTTTGAGTGCGGCATGACTTACCGTCTCCGTATTGACCTAAAAGGTTCTCCTGCCCTCCGTTTCTTGTCTCACAATGTGTACAACACAGTAGACTCCTATTCTGGATGTTGCACTGACGAATGTACAGCTACATGTACAGGAGATCCTGTAGATGCTGCTTGTGTTCTCTTGGGATGGAAAGATCAAATCTATCGTAATCCTTGGATGACTCAGTTCATTCTGCCTCAGGTTTACATTCAGAACGGAGCTGGTGATGCTGAAGAAGTTTATTCTGCAGCTGACGTAGAAGCTGGTAGAAATACTGCTTCTTTTACAGCCGATACTACCAATACAAATGACACACTTACTGTAACAGCAATGGGTACAGGAAGTTTTCCAATTGCTATTGGTATGGTGGTAACAGGTGCTGGTATCCCTGGTGGTACTACAATTGCTTCTTTTGGAACAGGTGAAGGTGGTGTAGGTACTTACACTTTGAGTGCTAATGCTACAGCCACTGCTACAGGTGTTTCTATGACTGCTGAAAAAGCAGTTTACACTTGTGAAACTGTTAATCCTGAAGATGTTGTAGCTGGTTTGAAACTGAGTGTTGCTTATCAGGACACTAAGTTTGGAATGTGTACATTCACTCCTACAGATCATTATGAGCTTGAGCCTTTGCTGATCTTTACATCTATCACTGATGAGTCTGGTGATCCTTGTTCAATCAAGCCAATTGCTAATAGCTCTACTGGTGAGTTTGTAACAGAAATCCAAGCTCCTGCTCAAACTCAGGGATCTGGTGAAACTGTTATCCGTGATTTGATTCTTGATGCACGTTATCGTCAAGAGGCTTATCCTGACAGCATGAATGTTAATCATCTGAGGATGAGGGAAATTGAGTCTAACCCTGTGCTTTTGGGTAACAGTGGTCAGACAATTCGTACCTCTCTGTATGATTCAATTAACATCTTGCACAGTGTTCCCCGTTTCAACAACCCAACTGGAACCTTTGATAATGATCAGTATCTGATTACTATCTACGTTCCTACTGGTACAGATTGTGTAGACTTTTTGGATGATATCCAGACTGCTCTCAACTGTGCTGGAAATGGAATTACAGTTGAAAGCTGGGATGCTGGTAGAAGTTGTGCTACAATGGTACCAACCGTTGCTCCAGATGTCTGCATCTAATAACTGATTTCCTATGAAAATAATTAGGGTGGGAACTAAGGTTCCTGCCCTTTTATTTTTTGGGGAAATGGTCAAATTTTTGTATATTAATATTGAGAAGTCTCATCCTTTTAAATAGACACAAATGTCATTACAATATACCCATCAGTTAAGTTTAGAAATACCTTGTAGTAATAACCCTAGGGTTTTTAGAGTTGTTGATACCTCAAGGTATGCTTCAGAGTTACCGGTAAAATGTCCTCTTTTACAGATAACCCCTCCCGGTTTTAGGGATCCTACAAATCTAGATACTATTCAGCCGGAGTTCAATTTAGTGCTGAATGCCTGCACTTTGGGTATTCAGTCTGTAGATTGTGAGTCTAATACTGCCATCTTACCAGATGGTATTTATCATATTAGATATTCAGTGTCTCCAAATGAATCTGTATTTGTAGAGTATTATCACCTAAGAACTACCCAACTTATTAATAAATATAATCAAGTATTGTGTAATTTAGAGCTTGCTGCCTGTGAGCCTGCTCCTGATGTAAAAGATCAATTAGAAGAGTTAAGGCTTATAAAAAGTTTCATTGATGCTGCCAAGGTAAAAGTAGAGGATTGTCATGAGCTACAGCTTGGTATGGAGTTATTGGTTTATGCCAATAAAAGATTAATGAAGCTTATCGGAGGAGACTGTTAAACCTTAAAACCAACATATATGAACTGTACTAATTGCGGAAACAAATTAAGTTGTGGCTGCCAAAAGAAAGTAGCCTCAGATGGAAAACAAGTATGTACTCAGTGTAAGGATGCCTATGAGAAAAAGCTACAACTGATGAAGTCTGACCCTAATAACATTAACCTTTATAAGACTCGGTAATGAAAAACTTTTTAGCCAAGAGGGAAAAATACCTATCTGATTTTGCTCAAGCCATAACTAAAGAATATAAGAGAATGAGATATGGTATTAAATCTTGTATTCCTACTAAGGATTTAGACTTGGCTGAAATGAGGTTTGATCTTACCAAGTGGCAAGAATGTGGGGACAATTGTGCTTTAGATGAGGTGAATATTATGGCTGATGTTTGGCTTCCAATGTATTGGGATAAGAATTCTAAAAGATACTGTGGGGCTAATGGATGTAGCTTTCAAGTTAAAGCTCCTAATACATGTGCTACAATTGATAGTAATCTGCCAAACATTATTGATGTTAATGCCGGAGGTTGTATAACTAGGATCAATATTACTCCATCAATTACTATTAATAACAATACTGGATTTAAGTATACACAAGATTGCCTTGACCCTCAGTCTGTTTGGACAATCACCCATAATCTAGGATATGTACCAAATGTTCTTATAGAAGACTGTGGAGGATGTGATATTGAAGGTGTTGTCACTGTTGTTAATGTAAATACCATTACTATAACCTTTAGTAATCCTGTAGCTGGAACAGCTTACCTGTCCTAATAATGCCAGATTGTAAAAAATATTTACTTAATGTAAACCTTGTTGGTAATCAACTTCAAGAAGTAATCTTAAATCCGGTTACTACAGCTGAAAGAATTACCATTGGAGGAACCCTTGGCCCTACTGACCAGGGGTATATTGTATACGATACTGATGATGACTTTTTTTATTATTGGGATGGCACCCAATGGGTAGCTATAAATCCTAGTGCAGGTACATCTGGTACCTCAGGAACTAGTGGAACTTCTGGCATAGATGGTACGTCTGGCTCTAGTGGAACATCAGGATCATCTGGCACTAGCGGAATTGATGGTACTAGTGGAACATCAGGAATTGATGGTACCAGTGGTACGTCAGGTATAGATGGAACTTCTGGTACAACCGGAACATCAGGAACGTCTGGAATAGATGGAACTAGTGGCACTTCAGGATCTTCAGGTAGTAGTGGAACTTCAGGTACAAGTGGTATTGACGGAACTTCGGGGTCATCTGGCACTAGTGGGACATCAGGTATAGATGGCACAAGTGGATCGTCAGGAAGTAGTGGGTCATCTGGTACAAGTGGTATAGATGGAACGTCTGGAACTTCAGGTAGTAGTGGTAGCTCAGGATCAAGTGGATCTTCAGGTACTTCTGGTATAGATGGTACTAGCGGTTCATCTGGAACAAGTGGGTCATCTGGAACTTCAGGGTCTTCTGGAACTAGTGGCATTGATGGGACTTCGGGTAGTTCAGGAACAAGTGGAACTGCAGGTACATCTGGAACTTCTGGAACTTCGGGAGTAAACGGAACTTCTGGTACAACAGGTACTTCGGGAACTAGCGGTGTTAATGGAACATCTGGAGTTAATGGAACTAGCGGGACAAGAGGAACGTCTGGTGTAAATGGTACTAGTGGCACATCAGGTGTTAATGGTACATCCGGTACTAGTGGAGCTAATGGTGCTCCTGGAGGAAATGGTACTAGTGGCACAAGTGGTACTAGCAGTGGAGGTGGGGGAGGAACTAGTGGTACTAGTGGCACCAGTGGAACATCCCCTAGCATATCTGGAGTTTGTACTGATAAAACAATAGTTATTGCTTCTCATTCACTTCAAGTTTTAGATGGTGGTAATTCTGGAATAAACCCCAATGCTCGTTTTTTTGGAAATCCAACTTGTGGATGGGATGGGTGTGACTTTAATAGATATTTTGATATAACATCAGGAGGAGGAGGAAGTGCACCAATTACTATTTCTAAACTTTATGCATCTTCACTTATATATCCTCCTGGTATTATTCCAATAGGAGCTAACTTTAGAATTTGCGGAATTGCTACAGTTTCTGATGATCCTAGTACCTCAGATTTATATGTAAATTTAAGATATGCTACTTGTGCAGATCTTGAGGATGGGTCAGCTGATTTTAAAGTATATCCTACTGATAGTGTTCAGCCAGATGATCTTTTATTTTCATTTATTGGCACAGGAACTGGTGGTGTTATAAAATGTTTTGAAGGAAATTGGATAAATGATGTTGAAATTGATTGCACAAAACCTTTAATGGTATCTTTTGGATTTTTTAGTCCGGCTGCCGTATCCCCAATTTCTATGAACGTAAGTTACACTTTATATGTAACATACTCTTGTTAAAAATTATTTACTTTAGTATTAAAAACCAACATGAAAATACTATACGTACTTCCCCATTGTAGTACAGGAGGGATGCCACAGTATGTACTGAAACTTATTCAAGAAAAAATTAAAGATTGTACAGTAGAAGTAGTAGAAGTTAATAATGTTTCTAATGACTACACTGTACAAAGAAATAAAATACAAGAGCTAGTAACCTTACACCAATTGAATGGTGATCAAAATAAGCTTTCTAGTCTAGTAGAAGGTTTTGATATTATTCATTTCCAAGAAATCCCAGAGTCTTTTATATCAATAAGTATATTAGGAGGGCTGTATAGGAAAGGTAGAAAGTATAAGATATACGTTACCACCCATAGTTCTTTTACTGACCCCACTACTCTTAGATTTACTGCAGATAAGTTTATACTTGTATCCAACTGGAGCAGGAAAAGATTTGAACAAGTTTTTCCTGGGGAGTGTGATATATGGGAATACCCAATAGAAGAGCAAGACTATAATAAGGAAACAGCTAAACAACTATTAGGATGGGAAGCTGACTATAAACATGTTTTACATGTGGGGCTTTTTACTCCTGGAAAGAACCAGAAAGAGCTAATAGAAATAGCTGAGCTTTGCCGGTTAGATAAAATTAAATTTCACTTTGTTGGTAATACTGCCCCAAACTTTCAAGACCATTGGGGGCCATTGATATCCTCTCTTCCAGACAATTGTGTTATACATGGAGAAGTTAGTAATCCAGAAGACTACTATAAAGCAGCAGACTTATTTTACTTTCCTTCTTTATTTGAGCTTAACCCATTAGCTGTAAAGGAGGCCCTATCCTATAAGCTTCCTGTAATGCTAAGAAAGCTGGATACATATGAGAATACGTATGATGGGAAAGTTCAATACATTACCGATGAAGATAAAGCAGGTGCTTTAAAAAAAGCTCTTTCTATAAAAGTTATAGATGATATGGCTGTAATTGTATTAGCTCATGCTGATACAGAATATAGAAAGCTTTTATTAAAGAATTGCTTAGGAACAATAATTCAGAATACAATATTATCCACTAATTATTTGGTTGATGAAGAAACCCAACAGCTTTGTGATTATATCTTCTATACATATGAAAATCCTTTATTAAAGCAAGAAGACTTTGCTAAGTATAATGTGTCTTATAATTATTGGTGGCTTGATGAGAATGGTACTAAACATTATAAGCCATTTGAATATGAACATGGGTATGCTGTTTATAAACTAATTCAGAATGGAATTAATCTAGCTTATTCTCTTGGTTATAAGTACGTTGCTATTGTTAATTATGATTATGAAATAGGTGACCTTAAACTTTTAGATGACTATAGTAAATTAAAAGATAATGATATAGTTGCCTATAAACAAGACAGTACTGCTTATGAAGGTTTTACTTATTCAACAGGATATTTTTTAGCAGAGATAGATTCTATAAAACCTTTTTTTAATAGGTATAAATCTTTACCTGAGTATTATTCAGATGGTGAAGGCTTTAACATTCTTGAAAAGAAGTTCTTTAACTATTGTAGCAGTAGGTGGCTTAGAATATATTCAGATGATATTGAATCTCTAAAGAAGTTTGGAAAAGTTAATCAAGAAGGAGTATTACTTTTTTCAAAGTCAAATACAGATAAAGAAACAGAACCTTTATTTCTTATCCATTATGTAGATGGTCCTTATTTAGAGATAAAAAATGCTGGATCAAAAAGATTCTTTGTAGAATTTATTGATTCTGATACAGGAAAAACAGAACATTCTGGACATATTGGTAACAACGAATGGATTAAAGCAACTAAAAGTTATTATGTTAACTGGCTTATAAGGATTAATGGTGTTCATTACCCAATGAGTCTAGAAAATGAAAGAGTTTTTATAAGTATTGAGTCTAGTGCTCTTGGGGATAATTTAGCTTGGATGCCGTATGTAGAAGAGTTTAGAAAGAAACATAACTGTATTGTAATATGTTCCACCTTTAAAAATCATCTATTTAAAGACAGCTACCCTGAGATAGAATTTATAGAACCAGGAGAAGTAGTCAATTATATTGTAGCTCAATATAAAATTGGTTGGTACTACACTGAAGGTGATCTTCCTAATCTTTTTAGAAATCCTAGTGAGTTTAAAACCATTCCTTTACAAAAGACTGCCGCTGATATCTTAGGTATTGACTATCAAGAAATTAGACCAAAGCTTACTTTACCAGAAAGAAATATAAAAAGACAGGTGGCTATTGCTATACACAGTACTGCTCAAGCTAAATACTGGAACAATCCTACAGGATGGCAAGAGGTAGTAACCCATTTAACTAATAAAGGCTACAATGTTATTTTAGTTTCTAAAGAGAAAGATGGGTATATGGGGAACAACCATCCAAAAGGTGTCTTTTATTTAGCAGACTATTCTTTAGAAGAAGTGATTAAAACCCTAAGAGAGTCTGAGTTTTTTATAGGGATAGGGTCTGGTCTTAGCTGGTTAGCCTGGACATGTGAGGTTCCTACCTACATCATATCTGGGTTTAGTGAGCCGTACACTGAAACAGTTTCTGGTACAGTACGTATTGAAGCTCCAGAAGGAGCTTGCCGGGGATGTTTTAATAGACTGAGGTTAAATGCTGGGGACTGGAACTGGTGCCCTGATCACAAGGGGACAGATCGTCAGTTTGAATGTTCTAGATTAATATCTGCCAGTGATGTGATTTCTAAGCTCCCCCTAGAAGATTAATTTTATTTTATTTGGGATTTTTTGTATATTATAATGTAGTGTAGTGAAGCTCTGCACTAATCCCAATTTTTATAAAGTATTAAAAACCAACCAATTATGTTAAAACTTAGTGAAGAAGATTTGAAAAAACTTAATCAATTTATTCAGGAAATGCCTACAAAGTATGGGTTGCCCTTAATAAACTTTTTGAATGCTAAGCTTGCTGAGCAAAACAAAGAACCTAAGGTTGAACCTGAGGTGCCTAAAGAAGAACAATTAAACGATTAACATCCTATGTTACCAGTAAATTCAAATGCCCCAAAAGACAACTGTCCTCCAGTATCATCCAATTGTGTGATCTGGGACGGCCCTAATATTAGTTGCATTAGTCTTTGTAAAGGAGACAGTGTTACAGAGGTAGTGTATAAGCTGGCTGAAGAAGTATGTGCCATTCAAGGAGAAGTGGGTATTAGTGAATTAGAGTTTGACTGCCTACTCCAAGTTTGTAATCAAACAATAGATCCTCCCCCTAGTGTTACCCTTCCTATTATTCTTCAGCTTCTTATTGATGGGGTGTGCTGCATAAATGACATAGTAGAGAACCTTCCTACTCCAGCTACTCCCTATGTTGAGCCTATTTTGAATTTACCATTATGTCTACAATATGTAGATCCAATTAGTGGACTTCCTGTAACTTCTTTAAAGTTAAGTGATTATGCTGTAGCTACAGCTAACAAACTATGTGCTATTAACACTATAGTAAATAATCACACCACTCAGATTAACACATTGACCACTCAGGTTAATACGTTAATCAATACTCCTGCTGCTCCTCTTCCTACAGTGACACCTGTTTGTGTTCTGCCTTCTTCTCCTACGGCTATGAATACAGTGCTTGCTGCATTGGAATCACAATTCTGTGGTTTAGTGACAGCATTAGGATCTAACACTCAAATTTCTGCAGCTACTGCTTCTCAGTGTGCTAATCTAGGAGCGGCTAATGCATTAAGTACTACTGGTACTATGGCCGGTTTACCCGGTTGGAATACTACGGTTACCAACTTTGCCCAAGCTATGCAGAATCTTTGGATTACAGTGTGTGATATGAGAGCTGTTGTAGCTAGTGTAGTAGACTGCTGTTCACAGGCAGATTGTAATAACTTTATTCTATCCTTTACAGCTAGTGCTGATATTACTAGAAACAATGTTACAGTGTACTTTGCTCCTGGTTCTGCACTTCCTTCTGGTTACAGTGATTGTAACCCATTAGGAGCCACTGTTACAATTAGTGATGGTTTAGGTCACACCTTTACTGGTGCAGCTATTCTTACTACTGAGGTTTCTAACTTAACTGGTATTACATATAACGTAAGTACTGCTAGTTTGAACACCTCTCAGGTTTATACCATCACTGTAAATGGTTGTGTAACTGATGGTGTAAACAGCTGTTCAAAAGTTGTAACTATTACTCTTGATCCTCCTTGTCCTGTAGTATCAGCAGTAACCGCAACCCTAACTTAATTCATAATACCCTAAAATACTAGACCATGTCTTGTGGCTGCAATACACCCTTAGAAACATGTAACGGTTGCACTCCATGTAACTGTTGCCCTCCTCCTGATCCGGCACCACTACCCGTATGTCCTGATCCAGAACCCTGCGACACAGCACTTAACTCCCAATGTGTCATGTACACAGGAGGAGATTTACCTTGTCTTGGTCTTACAGCTTCAGGAAATCCAGAACTGATTAGACTAGAAGATATCATAGAGGCTATAGAAGAAGCTGTATGTAATTCAGATTTGTCTGTATTTATAACTGCTGATACAAACTGTATTAATTTAAGTGGTGCAGGAACATTAGCTAGTCCTTTAACTTCTACTTTAATTGTTGATCCTAATGATGATAATTTAACTGAATGTGGAGCTACAGGGGTAATTACACTTTTGTACACAGAATCAACAGATTCATGTGTTACTCTTGCTGGAGCCGGTACAGCGGCTGACCCATTAACAGCTGAAATTAATCTTGGAACAGGGTTACTTTGTACAGATGGGGAGCTATCTGTAGATACAAGTATAATTCCTGTGTATATAGTTAGCAATGGTTTAACTGAATCTCTTTATGATATACAACTTGGAGGACCTTTAATTAAGGATACTACTATAACACTTGATACTTTTTATCTTTCATTAGAGAGTTCTCCTAATGATATATTTAGAGTGAGCCCTACTGTTTTTAGTTCAACATTTACTAATGGAAACAACGCTTCTAGTTTTGTAACAAGGGTATATGAAGACTATGACCAGTTTAATGTTTTTTCTCATGACAAGCTTTCTGAAATATCAGGTGCTTACTGGAGTAAAGGTTATTTAGGAATAACGGGAAGCGGTACTACTAATAACTCAGTATTAGGAGCATACTACCCAACTAATGGTACTACATTTGAATCTCCATACACTTCCTATTTTAGAGCTGCCCAAGCTAATGTTCAAGCAAGATCTCATGATGTTACATTAAATCTAGCTACAAACTTAATAGATGCTTCTACATCAATTTCTTACCAAACATTAGTTACAGGTAAGAAGTATATTATTACAACAGCTGGTGGAGTCTTTACAGCATCAGGTGCTAGCAGTAATGCGGCAGGTACTGTATTTACTTATAATAATGTACCTCCAACTTGGGGAACTGGAGCTGTTAGACCTTATGGAGCAATTGTTGAAAGGTCTTCACCTTATTTTAGATCGGAATTTGATAGACTTGATTGGGTTAAGATTGCTTATTTTGATGATGATTTAGGTACTCGTGTTCCTAGTGTTAATGATTACATGTCTATACAGACAGTTAATAACTATAGAATTGAGAATCAAATTATGTCATTTGAAGACAGGTTTGATGATTTTCAATACTATGCTAAAGGGATAATGAGTCTTAACAATAATAAAAATGACTTAACATCCTTACACTTTGCTGTTGTAGGGGTTGATTTTCCTACATGTACAGGTGCTGGATGTTCTTTACCAGCTTTACCAGATGTGAATACATCTTCTTATACTGTCTGGAGAAGTGATGGAGATGGGGGTGTTCTTGGTGAAATGGATACTATTTCTCCATTTATTTATTTCCGTGGAGTAGCTGGAGTACTTGGAGGTTATGCATATGTAGGTATAAATAACTCAGCACCTACTACATTTTTGGATATAGATGGATCAAACGGGGCTGCTAACTTTAGAATTAGAGAAGACTATGCTCCAGCCACATCGGGTGATTCTGGGAATAAAGGAGACATTACCTGGGGAATAGATGGTGTTACATCATACGTTTATGTATGTGTAGCCACTAATACTTGGAGAAGGGTAGCTATGAGTAGTTTCTAAACTTAAAATAAAACCAATATGGCTTGTGGTATTATAAGAACATTAACGATTGCATTTGCTCCTCCTGCTGTAGCTCCAGCTAATGGATACACTGTAAAATGGAGAGCTGTAGGAGATACCACTTGGAATGTCCTTACTAACATGATAGGTCCTCCTATTACTATTCCTGGTGTTCCAGGTTGTTTTAATCTTGAAGGAACTATTGAAGCTAATTGTGCAAATGGTATAACCGGCACTACTACTACATTTGCTGTGGTTGGTAGCACTACCAATTGTAAACAAGTTGAATTTGTAGACACGGCTACTTATACATATGTTGAATGTGGAAACATAGGTACTGTTCCATCTTCAACTGTAAATAACAGTGGTAGTCCAACACAAAAATGTGTAGTGGACGGAACTGTAACTGGAGGTGCTTACACTGTAATATCTAACTGTACATAAGATGTCTCATACTTTAACCATATCATTTACACCAGTTAGCCCAGCTCCCCCAAATGGATATAGGGTAAAGTATTGGAAGTTGTCTAATCCTGCTTTAGTAACAACAATATTTCCTAACCCGACAACCTCTCCTATTAATATTACTGTTCCAAATTTTGAATCATATGCTGGAACCGTAGAGGCTAGTTGCACAGGTGGTACATATTCTACTATACAAAACTGGACTGCTAATGAACAGTTTGTAATGCAGGCTTATGCTATTACTAAAGCTCCAGATCCTGCATTAGGAGCTGGAATATGGATTATAAATTCTTACACAGAACCTTTTACAATTATTTGGGGAGACGGTAATACGGACACTTATGGTCCAGGTAATATAAATGTTCCAAGCCATACATACTCTTCTCCGTATACTGGTCCTATCATTATTGAATGTGCTGATTTATCATCCATATGGAAAATGGATATTACTAATGGTGCATTTCCAGCATCTACTTCTCCAAGACCAATAACCATACAGACTACAGAACTTAGTAAACTAGATGGTTTACTAGAGTTTATAGCAATTGATGCTAGAGTTAGGATTGAAGGTATTATTTCAGATTTACCATCATCATTAACTAACTATACAAGTACAATTACTAATCTTTCTGGTAATTTAAATACAATGAACCTGCCTAACATAGTTAGGTTTTTAGTGACGGGTTCTAATACACTAACAGGGGATATAGGAAATTTCTCAAATACTTGTGACGATCTTACAATATTTGGAAACAATACAATTAGTGGAGTGGTAGCAGATTGGCCAACATCTTTAAAAAACATTTTTATTACTGGTGCAAATCAGTTAAGTGGACTAATCCAGAATGCTCCTCCTAATATGGAAGAGATTTATATTCTTGGAAATAACTTTATTGGAGGAACAATTCAATCTATGGCTTGTCCTAATATAGAGTTGATACAAGTTCAAGGAGCAACTACAATTGGAGGTAGTATAAATACCTTTACTACTAATACTAATTTTGCCAATCTTAAGCGTTTAATACTAATAGGATCAAACACGGTAGGAGGAAACATAGCCAACTTTAACACAGGAATTGAGTATATTCAGATGGAGGGAAATAACACATTATCAGGTAATATAGAAGATTTACCAGGTACTGTAGAATGGTTTAGAGCATGGGGAAATAACACCATTGCAGGAAATATTGATAATGGTCTTCCTACTGGTATCACAAATCTTTATGTTATAGGTGGTGGAGTGATTACAGGTGACACTGATAATTTAGCGGGATTCTATCCTGCTATGACTCAGTTTTCTGTTATTGGACCTACAACTTTAACTGGAGACATGGCTAATCTTCCATCTACTCTTACAACATTTAGCATTGGGGGAACTAGTCATACAATGACTGGAGATATAGCTGCTTGTCCTGCCATATTAAACTATTTATATTTAAGTGTAGGTAATTTAAACACAACTACATACACGGCATTTCCTAAAGTATGGGCTAGTATAATGGTAGAAATTTATTTAAGAAGAAGTCCAAGTTATACATCTACAGAACTTGATAATCTTTTCATTGATTGGGATAACAGCACTACTTCGTGGGGAGGTTCTAAATTTATTAATGTACAAGGAACAGTTACAGCAGCTAGTTTGGCTGCCCGTAATTCATTGATTACTAAAGGTGTAACAATTAATATAATTCCATAACTCTATATAGATGGCTTATACACTGAATATAAATTTTCCTCCTACTGTTCCAGCTCCGGCTTTGGGATACAGGGTGAGGTATTGGCCTGTTAGTAATCCTGCAAGTATTAGTACGTTAGTTGTAGCAGCACCTCCTGCTGTAGTAATAGGTCTTACAGAATTCCAATATGCTGGGGATGTTTCGGTTATATGTGGTCTTAATAATTATGGACCTCTTGTTCCATTTAATGTTACAGCCACTGGTCCTTTAACGTCCACTCTTACATTTGTAGGATATGCTGCTGGTGAGTTTACATTCTCTTTAAGTAATACACTAACCGTACCTCTTACAATAGAGCAGGCTAGTGTTGATGGGTTTGATAATTTTTTCTGTGGAATAGGAGGTGGGGTATCACTTGATATACTTTTTTCTCCTAACTATTTAACTATTCCTGCTGGATTAAGTGTAGGATATCAAACCGGTGCTGGATTTGGATGTTCAATACTAGCTTATAAAAGAGGCTCTCAGATTAAGATAGCTGGTAATCCTGCTATATTATCAAATGGTAGTACCTTTTCAATAGGAGGTACAACTGTAACAGTAGCTATTGATACAGCTAATTGTGACCCGTATGCATGTTAACTTAATTAAAACGGAGGTTTGTTGGTTCCCTCCAATACAAACCCCTGGTGTTTCTACATCGGGGGTTGTTTTTATAAAAAAGAATAGTTACCTTTAACAGATGCTTACTAATCCTTTACAATATGAGTTTATTAAACCGTGTCCATTCTACGTTAAAATGGAAAAAATCAGATGAGTATTGTGCAGAGAAACTGGGAATTGATATTAACAAGTATAAGAAACTAAAAGCAAAGGTTCTACATTTAGAAAGGGATGATGTGAATGATATCCCTGACCAAGAAAAAGTATTTGAGTATAAGCAGAACCTAGATGATGGTACTGCTGAAATTAAAGGGGTGGCTTTCTCAGAGCCCAAAAGCCCCGAAGAAATAATTAAACTATTAAAGATTGACACAAAGACCTGGCGGTTGTCTAACTACTGGAATAAAGAGACTGGTAGTGGCAAGTGGATAGTGTCTGCTTTAGTAACAAAGATTAAGAAAGAACCTGTAGATGTATTAGCCCAGGTACTAAAAGATTTCAAACCAAAGTACCAGCCTATTCATAAAGTGTTGATTAACAATAAGTTCAATGAAAAGGTGGTGGGTGTCTTGTCTGTACAAGACTTACATTTTGGGAAAGAGAACAACACAGCTATTGTAGAAAACTTTAAAGCTGCTATAGAAAACTTAATACACCGGTCTTATATGGTTCATAACCTTGATAAGATAGTGTATGTATTTGGTGGGGATCTTTTAAACATGGACACCTTTAATGGAACTACTACATCAGGTACACCGGTGGATAACAGTCAGAGAGCTTACGAAGCTTATAAGGATGCTTTTGATGCTTTGTATTGGTCTATTAACTATATCAAACAGTTTTGTAATGAACTCACTGTAGTGTACGTTCCTGGTAACCATGACCGTCTAAGTTCTTACCACATGGCCCATGCTTTAGAAAAATGCTTTAGTAGAAAAGATGGTGTAATCTTTAAGGCTGATTACTCTGAAAGAAAGGTGATAACCTTTGGCTGTAACTTTTTTGCCTTTGAGCATGGGGATGTAACCAAAAAGAATACACCTTTAGTATATGCTACAGAGTTTCCCACTCAATGGGGGAACACCACTTACAGAACTTGTTACACTGGGCATTTCCATAGTAAGAAGACAACAGAGTATATCACTGAGAACGAACATAATGGTTTTAGTATTAAACATCTTCCCAGTCTTTGTTCTACAGATTATTGGCACTACCACAATAAGTACATTGGTGCTAAACGTCAAGCTATTATAGAATGCCATAGTGAGAATTATGGTAAGGTATCTGAATTTATCTATACAGTATAAACTTTTAAAGTTTAAGCTTGAAACCTCAGAAATTTTTTGTAAATTATAATGTAGCAAAGTGTCAAAACAGTATAAGAAACCTGACCTAACTGCTCCTAGATTTAGGCCAAAAAAGCTAAGTCTTAACAATCTGGATTCCTATGGGAAGTTTATAAAGGAGAACCCTAAGCATGCCCATATTACTCCAGATCAGTTTAAGGAAGTGATTAAGAAGTTTAATGGTAAAATTTGGGAAACCGTAATAACTGATAGAGATGGGATTGAATTACCTGAGCAACTTGGATATATATTTATTGGGAGCTGCCCAAGGAAAGTATACGATAATACTGACTACAAAAAATCCGAAGGTCTTGGGTTTAAAGTCCAAAACCAAAACTGGGAGAGTGATCAATTTGTAGCCAAGATTTTTTATACTAACTACGAGACTAAGTATAGGTTTAAACATCATGAGCTTTGGGGGTTTTCAGGAGTGAGAGATTTTAAAAGGGCAGTGGCTAAAGCTTACCCAACAGATTGGAAGAAGTACGTTCAGATTGACAACCTTACTAAAATCTCAAAACTGTTTAGAAAAGAAAAACAGAAACAGCTTTATAAAGAGGAGTCGGATAAGATGTTAAAAGATTATGATGAATTTAATTTAGATTAAAATGCCTAGAACAACCACTATAGGAAACGTAGTCTCTAGACTTAGAGATATCATAAAAGCTACTAAACAGGATGCTTTTATTACTAATCGGTTTATATACAACTTAGTTTTAAAGTACGGGCATATGCTGATGAGAAGAGAAGATGGAAAGAATAAGCTTCTTTCTTTTTCTTCTGCTATACAATCACTAGATGCTATAGAGTTAATTGAGGTGGACAAGATTGAAGCTTGCTGTGTAGGAGTAAAATCTGGGTGTACTATTAAACGTACTAAAGAAAAAGTTCCTTTATTTATGGAAGGATACTATGGGCCGTTGGTTAGAAGTATTACTTCTGTAGACGGATCAGAAGAACTCCAACCTACCATTCCTAGTTCTTATTTGCAGATAACTAACTCAAGTACCTTTAAATATAACAAGAGTAAATACTTCTGGTATTTAAATGAATACTTATACTTTCCAGATTTAGAATGGGACTTTGTTAGAATTGAAGGTATATTCCAAGATGACGTTGCTGGATTTACTTGTTCAAAAAAGGATGATTGCATAAGTCGTCTTGACCAATCTATAAGTATTCCAGACTATCTTTTATCAGATGTTGAGAATCTAGTTATGAAGGATTTAAGCTTGATGATTCAGATTCCTCCAGATACTACTAATGATAAACAAAGTACCCTTAGATAATGAATACCGAACTTAAATATAAAACATTTGACCAGCTTCTTTCAGAGGTGGCCGTTGACTTTACAATGTTCAACACTGAAGGTATGTTGGAACCTGCTCAGCTTATTAAGGTGGCCCAAAGAGTTACATATGATTTGGGTTTAAGAATTAATATGACTAAGGAGGTTGTGCTAGATATCTGTAACAGAAAGACAAAGCTGCCAGATGACTTTTACGTTTTGAACTATGCTTTCCTTTGTGGTAAGCATGTACGGTATGAACCTAGGATGAGTGGAAGGCACACTGAAAACATTATACTAGATAATACCCAGTGTACTAAATGCGGAAGCCCTGATTTAACCTGTAGCTGTCAAGCTACGTACACTGTAGAATGTAAGACTGGTGAAAACATATTTGTACAGGTGGTAGAGAAGAGGTATCAAGATGTTACCGTTTACACAGACTTTTCTAGAATATACATAAAGCAGCCTAATTCAACAGGTCGTATTGATGCTACTGATAATAGCTTTCCTTCTGGGTATATTAAGAATGGATTCTTGTACACAAACATGGAGAATGATGCTAAGCTGTTTCTTTCCTATCAAGGGGCTTTAGAAGATGATGAAGGCAACCTTCTTGTACTAGAGCATCCTATGATTAATGAATACTATGAGTATGCTCTTAAGCAACGTATACTTGAGAACATGTTGATGAATGGGGAAGATGTAGGTCAACGTATCCAGATTATTGAACAAAGACTAAGAGCTGCTAGGAATAATGCATTAAGTATTGTAAACACTCCTAACTTCTCTGAGATGAAAGAGCTTTGGGAAATGAACAGAAAAGCTCAGTATTCTAAGTATTATGACATGTTTAAGAACTATGAATTTGTTAGCTGGGTGAGACCAATCCGTTAATTATGTATAAACTAGACCATAAGTTAAAAGTTAAGTCTGAAGATCTTATCTACCATATGCATGAGTTTGATGTAGATCTTGAGAGTAATCACATCTATCTTATGGGAGTGGATAGGGGATATGAGGTGGTGCCTGATGTACATGAACCGGGTATTGAATTTGTAGTTGCTAATAGGTTTATTAGGAATATCAATTTGTGTATGAGGGTAAACCCTGGTAAGCCAATTGTTATTCATATGAAGACGTGTGGTGGTATGTGGGAAGAAGGGATGGCTATCTATGATGCTATTAAAGCTTGTCCTTCCCAGGTGACTATTCTTAATTACACTCATGCCAGGTCTATGTCTAGTTTAATATTCCAGGCTGCTGATAAAAGAGTGATGATGCCTCATAGTATATTCATGTATCATGATGGCACCTATGGTATAGAGGGTACTTATAAACAAGTTAAAGCCACCATAGATTTTGACAAACGTACAGAAGGAATAATGCTTGGTATATATGCTGAGAGAATGAACGAACAGGGATCTATGGCTGGTCAAGGGGCATCTAAGATTAAAAAGTTTCTTAGATATCAGATGGATAAAAAAGAGGATGTGTTTCTTACAGCTGAGCAAACAGTAGAACTGGGGTTAGCTGATGAGATATTTAATTATGATTGGACAAGTTTAAGTAAATATAAGTAAACATGGCTGAGAACGAATCATCTGTTGGTGGGGCAGCCGGAGCTGTAACTAATACCTTTAATAAAGGATTATTCAAAGATTACAATGACACCTTTGTAGGAGATGGAATGTGGACTCATGCCCGTAACGGTGTGAATAACAATGATGAAGGACAGGTGGGAGTCATTGGTAATGAACCAGCTAACTTATTCTGTGTTGATCTTCCTTATACTATGATTGGTTATATCCATATGGATAAAGACCAATGGGCTATCTATACTACTGATGATACTAATTCTGAGATTGGAATATTTGATGAGTCTGATTGTACCTATACAAAGGTTATTAATGATCCGTGTTTAAACTTTAAACGTACCAATCTTATTACTGGAGCTTACAGAAAGAGATTTGATTGCAGACGTCAGCTTTATTGGGATGATGGGCTGAACCCTACAAGAATACTGAACATAGATGACATTCCCTACATATGTACTCCAGTTACACAAACAGTCACAATTGACTTTTATAACTATCTTATAGAAAGAAGAGCGGCTCCTATTCCTTGTGGACAGGGCTTTGGTGTAAACGGTGGAAACCAAGGCAACTTTACATACACTGTAGGATTAAGTGAAGAGATGGGAGTGGTAACATTAAATTTTAATGCTTATGATGTTCCAGATAGGTGTCAAGTAATATTTGATGGTGTCACTGTAATAGATACAGGTTTTAGAGGACAAAGTAGTTTTAATAGTGCATTAGCTGCTGCTGGTTATCCACCTGTTACAGGACCTGGAAGTGGAGTGTGGACATTTAATAAATTTACCACTACTAGTACGTGTACTGTAATTGTTACGGCTCCATTAAGTGGAACAGTATGGAATGCTAGTCTTAGCTGTCCTGTAAGAAATGGTAATACACCTCCCCAACCTCCGGCTCCAAGCACTCCTCCTAGAGTTTACTATAATGACATTAACAATGCTCAGCAGTTTGTAGAATTAAACTTTGGACAAAGCACTACAGTTTGTGCTGATCCAGCTTCTATAGTGGAAACTAATCCAGGGGAGTATATTATTACAAGACAAACTGCTTGTGGATCTGGTACTTTTATAGTGACCCCTCCAGGAGATTGTGGTACATTTAATTGCGGTCCTTTAGATTGTGAAGCATTAAGAATAGCCCCATTAGTAAAGCAACCTTGTCTTCGTTTAGAAAAAGGTAGAGTGGGTGGGACACTTGCTAACGGTATATATCAAGTGGCTATAGCTTATTTGATAGATGGTATTAAGCTTACAGATTATATTGGACTAACTGAGGCTCAGCCGATATGGAGCCATGAAAATACTAGTGGATCATTAGAACTTATAGTGGAAGATATTGATAGAGACTTTAGTGAGTTTGATTTAGTAGTTCTTTCAAATATAAATAATAATACTACAGCTAAAAGAATTGGTACCTATTCAACTTCTCAAGGAACAATTTATATAGATAGGATACCTAGTGGTGATGTTGGTACAGTTCCTATTGACCAATTATCAATTAGAACAGAGCCTATTGAAAAGTCTGATTCAATGTGGCCTCTTAACCAGTATCTAACTAGAGTGGGTACTTATTCTAAGTATAAGTTTAACTACCAAATACAGGCTAATCAAATTGTTACTAGGTGGGTGGCTGTTGAATATCCAGCTGATTATTATAAGAAGGGTGGGAATAACACTGGGTATATGAGAGATGAAGTATATGCCTTTTTTATTAGATGGATATACAATACAGGATATAAATCTGAAAGCTATCATATACCGGGTAGAGCAGCTGATGCTATTGATACCACACTTGACTGGTCAGATGATGCTTATGAAGCTACTACAACTGGTGCTATTATGCCTGCTTGGAAAGTTAGAAATACAGGCAGGGTGGAAAGTACAGCTACATCTACACTAAGAGATGGAGGTAGAGTGATAGCTACTGGTAAGATGGCCTATTGGCAATCCACTGAATTATATCCTTCTGATAGGAATGATGTATGGGGAGACTTGTGCGGTACACCCATTAGACATCATAAGATGCCTGATGAAACGGTAGAACCTTTTACTAATGCCCTTAATACTTACACTCAGAACGGAACTTATATTAGTTTATTAGGAGTACAGTTTAGTAATATCACTCATCCACTTGATGCTAATGGTAACCCTGATCCATCTATTGTAGGATTTGAAATACTTAGAGGTTCTCGTGAAGGAAACAAATCTATTATTGCTAAGGGATTGTTTAATAACATGAGGGAGTATACTGTTCCTGGTAACTCTAGTGTAAAAGGATTATTCCAGAACTACCCTTATAATGATTTGAATCCTGATCCATTTCTTACTCCTCAAGTTCAAGATGGTGATAATGGGCAAGCTAATCCAAGTAGTACTTTAATGGGAGGAGTATTAAAAAATACATTTTCTTTTCATGGTCCTGATACAACTTTTGTTAATCCATATCTTTCTATTAATGAAATAAAGATATATGGTAACGCATATGGTAAATCTCAAGGAACATTTGAACTCCCTTATAAACATCCTAAGTTTAGACAGCTTACAGATGTAGTAAAAATAGTTACTGATATTTTAGGTTTAATTGATAAGATTGGTATAATTGGAAATATTTTAAATAGTGGTGGAAGCAGTGGTAAAAAAACAGTTTTTACTGGTACAGAAACTTTTCCAGCACAATTTGATTTTGCAGGACCAAGTGAATTTCCAAAATGGAGAGGAGGGGGAGATACATTTGGCTTAATAGCATCAACTGCTGCTTTTGCAGCCGAGGTACTTATATGGGCATCTCAAGCACTTGCTTATGGATATTTTGAATTAGAAATGGCTAATGCTAGAAAACAAAAGATATTAGACATTTTTAAAGCTTTAGTGCCTTTTAGAAACTATGCTACACAATATATGTCTCATGGTTTTTATAATTTGTTTTTACCGGCTGGTTCTGGGGAAAGAAGAAGAGAAATTACTGATTGGACATATGTTAAACCATCCATACAAACATTTAATGCCAACTACACTATAAACAATTTATATAGAAGTCAGTATATAGCTGTTGGTATTGGTTTAGATTTACAAAATCCTGCAAATCCTGATAATAGTAGAGTGACCGTTCGTCAGTCTGGTGTAGGGGTAGGTACAGGAACCAAGGTGATTAGAAATATTTCTTCTCATTACGGTGCCCTTAAGATTCCTATTCCTTCTCAATATGGACAGCTTGATTCTATTAAGCAAATGCTTATCACTCCTTGTGTAACGTACACGGTTCCTGATTTAAATCAGACTTTTCAATCTGATGTATTATTCCAAGGGGATATTTACATTAACAGATTCACTGAGAAAAATACCTTTGTATTTTTTAATACATGGTTATTAGGTGAACCAGATGATGTAGAGTTTGACTATACTAAGTATATAAATATTCCATATCCTAGATATTGGTTAAATACCGGACCTGCTGATAATGCTGGTTTATTAGGTGGGTTGGGTAAAGTTAGTAGTGACTTTAGATCTTTTGATGATAAAGATTCTTCATTATTTTTTGTAAAACAAGGGTGGTTCTATTTATTTAATTCTGGAGTGAGGGACTTTTTTGTAGAGTCAGAAATAAATGTAGCCTGCCGTGATTGGGAAGATCCTGTACCTAGAAGATTCTATGACCCAGGTGAGTATGAAGATCTAATGTCTATGTTCAGATCTGATATCATTACTTCTGGAAACTTCTATAAGTATGATTTTAGCATGAGCTTGAGTAAGCTTTATACTTCTCATATTACATGGGGAAATATTCTTCCAAGAGAATATGACCCTCAAGTGGCTTCTACTTGTTATACGTATCGTCCTAACCAATTAATATATTCACTACCTAGTGATACACTGTCTTCTACTAGTGCTAGAGCAGATGGTTGGAGGATGTTCTTGCCATTTAACTTTAGAGATTTCCCAAGTAAGATTACATCTATTAAGTCTATAAACTTAACGGGTGCTTTGTTCATGATGAGAGAAAGATCTCCATTTAAATTTAGTGGTACAGAGACTCTTAATCTTCAGGCTGGAGGGACAGCTGTAACTATTGGTACGGGCACTTTGTTTGGTAGCTCTGTAAATCCTACAGCTCTTCAGTCTGTAATGAATACTGAAGCTTCATTTGAATATGGATCTAATCAGGGTAGATGGGCTGCTATATCAACCACTCATGGTTTATTTTATGTGAGTCAAGACCAAGGTAAGGTGTTTCAGTTCCAAGGTGGTGGACTAGATGAGATATCAAGAAACGGTATGAAGTGGTGGTTAGCTAAATATTTACCATCTCAATTACTAAAACGTTATCCAAACTATCCTCATTATGACAACCCAGTAATTGGTGTTGGAACATTGATTATGTATGATAACACCCATGAACTAGTTTATATTACTAAAAGAGACTATGTTCCTTTGAAGGATTTTGAGATGGATGAGGATGGTAATTTTTATACTAGTGGAGGAACTACACAAGTCGTATCATGTCCTCAGGGGTATACATTAGTAAATGATCAGTGTGAAAAAGATATTGCTGACTGCTGCCCAGCTGGTTTTACATTTGTAGATGGGGAATGTCAACAGTTACAAACTGTTCCACCTATTCCTGTTGGAACCACTATTCAGCTGACAAGAACTCCATTCCATGGGTATGGATATACAACTAGACTTTATAATACCCCTGTAGTAGGCTCAAGTTATACAACACTAGATGGTAGTAATCCATTCTGGAATATTAACTTTGCAGCTCCTCAAAACCAAGCTGCCCAATTAAATAATGGCCCTGTTAATAGGTTAGCTATTTGGGGATTACAATTAGATGGTTCAGGTAATCCGTTTAATAACTATAATTTACCAGGAACTTCAGATATTCCTCCAGTTGGGCAATGGACTGGTTTTACTACGTGTATTACTGTTACTAATACTCAAACATATCATATTGCAATTGCTGGTGATAACAGGTATAGAATTTCTATAGATGGAGTAATCATTCTTCAAAGTGATGATAGCTCTTTAGAAAATTTCCAAGCTCTTCATATTTACCCAGTTGAATTAACAGCTGGTACTCACACCATAACATTAGAAGGTTATAATAATCAAGAGAAAGCATGTTTTGGTACAGAAATATATGATTTAAATAATTTACCGGGTGCTCAAACACCTATTGATTATTTAAATGCCCAGACAGATTATAGTAGTTTGGAGGCACGTGTAGTATTTACTACTAGAAATCAAACACAGTTTACATCAGGAGACTTTACATGTCCTGCTGGTTATACAGCTAGCACTACAGGTAGCTGTAACATCCCAGGATGTAGTCGTGTAGTAGCTGTTCAGCCTGTTAACTGTACAGTACCCCCTACAATAACCAATATTGAGATAAAGGATTATTGTGAGCTGACAGACTCTGACTGCTTTAAAGATGCTAGTTTTACTATAAGCTATGACCCTAAAATCAAAGCTTGGTTAAGTTTTCATGACTGGCATCCTACCTTTATGCTTCCTGGTAAGAACCATTTCCTTTCTATCCCTGGTGATTCTACATGGAAGCACAATGAAAGATGTGACTTGTACACTAACTACTATGGAGTTAACTATCCATTTGAAGTGGAGTTTGTATCTTCTACAGGACAGCAGGTAAACTCTCTTAGGAGCATAGAGTATATTCTAGAAACATATAAGTTCCACCAAGATTGCCGGGCCAAGTTCCATGTATTAGATCAAAACTTTGACCAAGCTATTGTATATAACTCTGAGCAGATATCTGGACTGTTGTTCTTAGACGAGAAGTCAAAGACCAACCCATTGACAATGCTTAGTTATCCTCAGATTAATCCAAACTTTATTAGGATTAACTTTTCTAAAGAGGAGAATAAATATAGGTTTAACCAGTTCTGGGATATTACAAAAGACCGTGGAGAGTTTACGGGTGTAACCGGTCCAGCTATGTTTAACTTTGAACCTAATGGGTACATCTATAATGTCAACCCAGCTTATGTAGACTATAATAAGCCGGTGCTGCAACGTAAGAAATTTAGACATCATGTAGGAAGAGTGTTCATGAAGAAATCAATTAGTGGTGACCTGAAGTTCTTGTTGAAGATCTCTAATCAAAAAGTTCAAACATCATACAGATAATATGAGAAAAGATTCTATACTCCAGCAGTACTATTATACCAAGCTTCCTAAAAAGAAAAACGGTGGTCCTGAGGACCCGTATCACCCTATTACTAATCCTACTGGATATAAGTTATCTTTATCTGATATTGAAGCTATAGCTAAAAGAAAAGAGGAAGAAGCCCTTGCTGCACAAAGAGGTCCTCAGGTTGGGTCATACAATAAAGCATATGATGTACAGAGAAAGAGAGCAGCTCAAGAATATAGTAAAAATAAAGCCCAAAGAAATAGTGCTTTAGTTAAAACACTAGGTTCTTTTACACCTAGTGGAAACAACCAAGATGCTGGATTAACTGGAGCTGAATTATTTGTTAATGCTAATCCGTTAGTTACTGGTCCTATAATGTCTACATCAAGACTGTATGCAGCTGGTAGAAGCATGTTTGATCCAAAAACACAAAATCCTTATTTTGATAATAGCAATAGTGTAGTAGAAAATATACTTGGTGGAATTGGTTTATTAGGAGATATTGCCATGTTAAGAACTTCTTTAAGAAGCCCTAAGTATGTTCCTAATACTCCATCTAGTTTAAAACCTACACCTACTTTAAGACCTAGTGGTGTAGATTTAGCACCTTATGTTGATTTATCTGATATAATAAATAAAAGAGGATTAGTTACCCCTGGTTATAGAAGTTCATTAGATGTAGGACCTTATTGGAATAATAGAAAATTTAGAAATCAATCATTAAGATTTCTACAGAAAGAATCTGCTGATGAAGCATCTGCTGCTAGACTTAAACTTATTAAAGATGCTGAAAAATTTAAAAGAAATGTAATAGATGTTGATGATGTAAGTCAGTCTCCAAGTATTTTATATCGTAATGTAGATCAGCTAGTTAAAGAAGCTAATATAAGAAATGCTTTTTCTAGTAAAACTTCCCGTGCTGATACAGGAAGTCCTATGGCAGATGCTATCATAGGATTTTTTAAAAATAATTTTGCATTAACTGATACAGAAGCAGCCGATTTATTACATGGATATAATCCAACAAATCCTTTTACTAATTGGAGTGATGCAAGAATAAACAGTGCTTTAGAAATTTTAAAAAGACAAAGGCTAGCTTCTGGATTAATGAGTCCAACTTCAGATCCAATGATAAATGTAGGGGCTAGCAAACTTCCTCGTTTTGGTTTTTATTCTTCTGCCGAAAAAGATCCTTTAAAAAGTTTATCACAGGAGGTTTCTAGAAATTTAAAAAATAGTGACAATGCTTTAATATTTAGAGAAGAGCCTTGGTGGGGAGATGATTGGAAACTACTAGCAGGTGAAATGCGATCTAGTATAAAGAAAAGAGGATTAGATCCAAATAAAAAAGATGATGTTTTAAAATTTGCAAAAGAATTTGAAAAGGAACAAATTGAAAGAAGTTTAAAAAATTACTCTGGTCAACCAGAAGTTGATAAGTTATTTGAGGGACTTAATCCAAATAAATATGGTGGATTAGTAAAAGCTCAAGATGGTCTAGAGTTTATGAAAGGTTGGGTTAGTCATCGTGGATTTAGTCAAAGATTAAAAACGATGGGTAGAACTAATCCAGAAGTTGAACAAGCTAATATGCTTAATCTTCTTTCTCAGTATAAAGATAAAAATTATAAAGATTTACTTAAAGAACAAGGACTTGGTGAATGGCTTAGACAACATAGTTCAGACGGTGTATCTTATAGTTCTTATGTAAATGGTAAATTTGGAGCTCATCCTTCTAGAGTTTATGTAAGAGGAAACAAAAAAGATACAGAAAGTAATAGAGCTCATGAGTTAACTCATATGTTAGAAAATAATGGAGAATGGCTTACACCAGAGGACCAAAATAAATTAACTGCTCCATTGGGAAAACCTAGTTTTCTTAAAAATATATTTAATAGTGGTAAGTCAGGACGTAAATATTATGGTGATCCAACTGAAATTCACGCAAGAATGAATCAAGCAAGAATGGAACTGGGTCTTACACCAGATGATAAGTTTACTCCTGAGATGTTTGATCAAATAAATAAAAAGAAAAAATGGTATGGACTTAAACCATTTATAAAAGATAAACAATCTTTTATAAATCTTATGAACACATTTGCTGCAAATGATCAATTTACTTCTATAGACACAGCAAAATATGGTAGTATTATAGAAGATGATATGGGTCAATTGAAATACCCAGGTCTTCCTACTAGGATTAAATCACCTAGTATTACTATGCAGGGTGTACCCTATCCTGTAGAAGCACAAGCTAATACTGGTCAAAAAGTTATAATGCAACCTGGTCAAGACTATTACTTTCCAGGTGCTGAGTATGTAGATGAGTATCCTATGATAAAAAGATATCAGCCTGGAGGGCCTGTATTTAAAATAGAAGAAGAGGATACTAGTCCTTTTTTAAAAAGTTTTCAAGGTAAAAGTATACCATCGGTTACTGAAGATTATTCAGCTATGAGTGATTTTTATAATGATCTTTACGCTGCAGGTAATAAATATACTAATAAGAATACGGGGTTAGTTAGTCCTTTTAATGCAGCTAGAGCTGTATTAAAAGCTACTATTAAAAATCCAGAGGTTATGTTTATGAAAAGATATCCTCTTAAAAATCCTCAGTCTAATCCATACGGTGTAGAAAGTTATACAACAGAAGAATTTTCTGGAAAATTACATCCTTGGATGCCAACGGACTGGGCTAAACCTCGTAGAGAAAAACCAGCTAGATTTAATAGTAATAAAGAAAATAGAAGATTAGATCGTCAGATTAGGAAAGGAATTAAAAATCAAGGTGATTGCTGGGGGGCTAATTGTTACGAAGAAGAGATGCCAAATGTAGAGTACGGTGGGTCTATGATGCAGAGAGGAGGAACTCCTATATATGTTTCAGATGCAAATGATCCTAGGTATAAATCTTATTCAGACAGTCTATACAGTTATAATGTTGGTCAAAGATTAAATAATATACTTAGTGCAGATAAAAATTATGTAAGTGTAAGAGGTGGTTCTCCTTTAGATAGAAAGATACAAGAAGCAGCCAGAAGAACTAATAGAGGATTAGTTGATAATACAGAAGGAGTGTCTAATAAGAAGGTTAAGGAAGTAATGAAAGAATACCAGCAAAAAGCTAATAAAGGTATTCTACCAGTTAGATATCAAGGATATATCCCAAATCCTGATAACTCTGTTACTGATTTAATGACAGGCAGGAGTTTCTTAGAAATGGTTGGTTTAACAGAACCAAGGGCTGCTGGTAATTGGTATTTGCCTCAATGGGAGAAACCACAGGTACAAGTAGTAGTTGATCCGAATAGAGCTCCTAAACCAAAGCCTTCTGTACGAGAAGAAAGACATTTAATGACTCCAGAAGATTGGAAAGATGTTAATTCAAATGATTATGGGGAGGAAGAAAGAAAAATTAAAAATGCTGACCCAACCAAGTATGATATATATAGACTACCTGGAAACAAATTTGAACTTGTTTTAAAAAAGAAACCTGCTAAAAAGCCAGTGGTAGTTACCAAGAAAACTACACCTGAACCAGTAAGACAAGAACCTAAACCAGTTAATGTTTTACAAGTAACTCAACCTCCTGTAATGAACTATAATCAGGGCACACCTGTTTATGCTCCTACACCTTATGGTGGTAATAGTGGGGCAGGAGCTTTTGTAGGGTTTAAAGATAAGTCAGGTAAGATAACATATGTTCAACCAGAAGATTATGAACGAATGGGTGTACCAGGCTATGGTAGGGAATATATAAAGTCTCAAACTAAACAAATGTATGGTGGTCATATAATGATGAATGGAGGACCTACTAAATCACATGTAAATACAGTTAATCGTAATTATTCTAGCAATAAGACTGGCAATAGCTACCAAGACTATACCACTATTATAGATGAGTATCCTGGTAAAGGGAATGATACTTCTTACATATTTAATCAACAGACTCCAAGAGGTAATGAACAGTTCTTCTACTCTACAAACTTTGGTAAGCCTATGGTTAGTCTTAGAAGGAACGGTCAGTTTGTTACTCCTATTTCAGAGCAAACCGCAGACTATAGAAATATAGTACTAGGTGGAGCCGGTGGTTTTAGAAAGTATGGAGGAGCTATGATGCAAATTGGTGGAAACATTGATTTAACATCTTATGGTTCTAGAGCTTTAGTTAATCAGAATGGAGGAAATATAGATTTAAATCCGTATGGATCTAGAGCTATTGTAAATAGAAATGGGGGAGATATATCTCTACCTAATGTATATCCTGGACCTTTTGTTTCTAAGTATAATTACGGAGGAACTCCAATAGAACAAACATGGGATGTTATTGATAAGAAGTACGGTGGATTAATTAAAGCTCAGAATGGTATACAAACTTCAGGGCTAGCTTATCCGGCTTCTTCTTATATAGAAGATCCATATGCTAATTATGATTGGGAAGGAAGAATGAATAAGAATGTAGCAGCGGCTACAGACTTCTGGAAAAACTGGTATGCTAAGAGAGCTACCCTTCCTCAGTTTAAAGATGTATCCGAAAGAAGATTAAAGCTTTTAGAAGAACCTATTAATATTGAATACCTACCTTCTTCTGAAATGCTTAAAGAAGGAATGGCTGGTAGATATGCAATCTTTGGTAAAAACAAGGGGACTTTTAATTTTGTTAATCCTACAGAAAAGTTTCATCCTATTTCTCATGACCTTTCAGACTTTACATCTATAAGATCTCAAAGTACTAGCCTTCCTGTAATTAGTCATGAGCTTTTTCATAAGTTACATTATGAAGCTCCTCAGGGAGAACGTAACTCTTACGTAGGTGGTTCGGATTTTTCCTCATGGAATATTCCTAAAAGTAAAAGATTTATTTCACCCAGAAAATCCAAAATGGATAGGGATGAATATTCTTATATGGCAGGTTATTCTTCAATACTTGGGAATAATTCTCGTCAACCTAGCATACTTAAACCAAAATATCCAGCTCAAGAGAAAACCGTTTTTAATCCAGAGATGGAAACTAGCTTGTCTCATCTAAGGATATCTGAGAACTTAGATCCTACAAAGACCTACACTGCTGAGGATGTCCAACCTTTAATTGACAAGTATAGAAATCTTGATGAAGAATACTATCTAAAAAAACTTGATACTTTAGGACCTGCTGAAATTCAAGATGAAGAAGGAGCTGTTAATGCTAGACGTATTAATAGTATGTTTAAGATGCTTGGTAATGATCCTAAAAAGATTGCCAAGTTTATGAACTCAGTGGCTGCTGTTGACCCCAAGCAAAGTAACCAAGCTAGGTATGGAGGGTTAACTAAAGCTCAAAAAGGTCTTAATATTCCTGGAGTAACAGATTATAAACCTCAAAGAGCAGTAAGTGATAATACTAGAATAGTTCAACCGATTGATAATAGAAATGCAGGAGCCGTACAATCAGCCGATCAGTTTACGAGAGACTGGATGAACTCTCCAATGTATAATCAAATGCTACAAGCCAGTATAAAGGCTTCTCCTAAGGTGGATCCTCTTACAAAACTTCCAACAGCTGATATTCCAGCTTTAAGAGAAGTAGCTGCAAATCCTGAAAACAGAAGAGTAGAGTTTAAAGATCTTAATAATCCTTCTCTTGGTGGTACAACATCATTTGGACTTAATAGAAAAGGAGATCCTAAAAATATTCTTAATGTTATTCGTTTAAATATAAACAGTGAAATTCCTATTGAACAATCAGCTGGTCATGAAATATCTGGTCATCAAACAACTTTAGGAGGTAACTTGATACCTTATGCAGATGTACAAAAAATTAATAAATACTTTACTCCACGTAATAGTATTAAGATATTTGACCCAATAGCACGATGGGCTAAGCAAGGAAATATATCTTATGATGCTGCTAAGAAACAAATACAAGATCTTCGTAAAGATCCAAGCTTTAATAAAGAATGGACTGAACTTGAGAACATAAGAGAAACTACTAATAGTGCTATAGAAAGTAGAGATCATTATATATCAGATCCTGATGAAACTAGATCACGATTGATGTCTGTACGTAAGACTGCTAAACAGAATAATGTATATAATCCATTCACTCAAAAAATGACAAAAGATAATTTAAGAAAACTTAAAGGTCTTAATAATGATGAGTTGAATTCATTATATGAAAACTATACTGAAGATGAGATATTAGATATGTTCAATAGTATATCTAAGACTGACCAACCAGGAGCAAACCAAACTATGGCTAGGTATGGTGGATTATTTAAGGCTCAAGATGGGGGAGATAGTTCTGCTGAGCAAGAGTGGTTGAATCAACAGTTTGTAGATAATCTTACATCTGACCCTGCTTACTACCAATGGCCTGGTAGAATACAAGATCCTAAGAGAAGAGATCAACAAGTTAGAGATTTGTTCTTTAGTCAGATAGATCAAACTAAAGACCCCTACTTAGCAGAGAGAGCATTAAAAGCTGCTAATCAAGGCTATGGATCTGATAGGACACCTAATCAAAAGCTTAAGAACTATTATGGGTTTGACTATGCTGACATAGACCAAGACAAGCTTTACAAATGGTTTGATGAATATAAGCAAGAGGCTGAGCCTTTTATGGGTAAAAGATATGGAGGGGCTATGATGCAGAAAGGTGGAGGATTTGATGAAGAAGCTTTTCAAAAGTTTCGTCAAACATTACCCTTGAATTTAAGAATGGAATCTCCTGATTATAATTTAAGAGGATACTGGGAAGCTCTTGGAAAACCATTGGAGTTTGATTACTCTCAGCCAAAAGAAGAAGATGGGTATTATCATGCTTTTAGTAGAAATCCACAAACTGGAGAAATACTAAAGAGACCTCAGCATCCAACTTTTAAAATGGCTATTGAGGAAGATAGGAAGTTTGGTGCTTTTCCTATAGTGACACCAGATGGAAAAATTAAAACTGTAAGTGGTAGGGATTACAAAGCTTATGGTGGTCCATTAGTAGAATACTATAAAGGGAAGATGACCGGTCCTAATATCTTTAAGGATGGTGGTCAACAGAAGAATAAGTATTTCTACAATAAAGGATATGGTGTACCACATTTCCAAAAGGGTGGTTCTAAGCAAACAGATCTTCAGCAATATTACCTTGGAAAGATTAGAACAACTAGATGGTAAACCTTTAAAGTTTAAACATTAAATACTTTGCCGTTTAACTAAAAAAGATTAAATTGTAATATATGGCTTTGTATCCTAAATATTCTAGGCTTCCTAAATATCAAAAAGCCGGTAGTGTTAATGTAGACAAACGTGTACAGATGGCTGCTGAAGCAAGAGGCCCTGAATGCCGAGCTTTTGGTAGAGAAGAAGCCATGGGTGGTTATGGAGCAGTTAATCCATACTATGATATACCGGAACCTATTCCAGAATGGACATCTATGGTTGATGTTACTGGACTTAGAGGATATCCTGAGGGCGGTAAGAAGAAAGAACTAGAAGCTTTTAACAGCTCAGTGGATGCCCAGTACAAGCAGGCTAAGAGCATGTACCCTGATTTAACTCTTCCCCAGTTTGTAGCTGCTAGAAGAGATGCCGAAAGGTATTCTAATTTGAACTGGAGCAATGATATAAAAGCAGCCTTTGAACCAAGGACTGGTGCTTTGGTTAAAGGAAAAGATCCTAGAAACTACTCACCATATCAAAGATTTTATCAAAGTAAATTTCCTGGTAGATATTCTATTACTCCTAATGATGTATTAGGAGTTTGGAGTGGAATGCCGGGAAGGTTTAGTGATTATGAGAAGTGGGCCAATATAGGATATACCCAACCCACTGAAAAGAAAGAGGGTGGTGGTATCCCAGAAAGGTATAAGAACATGGGATTTAGTAGTACTGGTCAAAAGAAACAATCTAGTAGACCAGGTAAGAAGTGGATGGTGCTTGCTAAGAAAGGAGATGACTACAAGGTAGTACACGGTGGATACAAAGGAATGCAAGACTTTAGCCAACACGGTAGTCAACAACGTAAAGAAAACTTTTGGAATAGGATGGGTGGTAAAGACTCCGCTAAAGCTACCGATCCTTTTAGTCCTTTATACTGGCATAAAAGATTTGGTACATGGCAGGACGGTGGAGCTGCCCCTATGAATAATTCAATAAACTCTGATATGATGCAACAACCTACCCAAGAGCAGCAAATGATAATGTCTCAGATTATACAGGCATTACAATCTGGTGTACCTGCTGAAAAAATTCTTTCTGACTTGGTTCAGAATGGTATTCCTGAAGAAATTGCTTTACAGTATATGGAAGCTGTAAACAGTATGATGGAACAGCAAGGTGGTCAAGAAGCTGCTCAACCTGAGCCAATGATGGCTAGAGGTGGAAACTATTCTGGAACCTATTACCAAGGTAGCTATTTTAATAGTGGTGGTAGTAAGCTAGGATCATACATGTATGACCCTTATGCTACATTTATGACTGGTGGATTTATGCCTAAGGCTGCACTAGGAATGGGAGTTAATCAACCATACATGGGAGAAGGACTAGATCCTTTGGCTTACCCTGACTATCCATCTTATGTAGAAGCTGATATGGATTACCAGAATGCTATGGATGATTCAGAGCCTTATAATAATCCTGTATTATCTGCTGCATCTGATATGGGATATCTTGACCCAGCATTTGATGTATTAACTGGTGAAGGTGATCAACAAAATCCTGATAGTAGCATGGCTAGAAGAAGACTTAAGGCTTACACTCAAACTTACTTACGTCTGCCGGCAGATGATGCTACACTAGCAGCATTGGCTACTAAGCTTGGTATATCTAATTATACAGGTACTCCTGAACAAGACACCAAAATTCTTGATAGCTTGTTAAGAGCTGCCGGAACTCAGGGTGGGGTAGACCAATATATAAAAGAAGCTGGTTTGACACAAGCTCCTTTACGTGTTATACAAAGAGGAAGTACACCGACAGGTCGGCCAGCTCCTCGTGTAGTTATACCAAGACCTGGTAGTAGAGGTGGTGGAGGATTTGCTACTCCTGATACTATATTTATTACTAGAGATAGTATTAAGGGTGGGGGCATAGACAGTACTGGAGGTGGTGGTAGAGATAGTACTAATACTGATACACCATGTGGAGTTGGGTACACTAAAGATTTTTATACTGGTGACTGTGTTCCTATTGGTGATGGTAGTGGTAATAAGAGAAATACTGATGATAGTGGTAACTGGTTTAATATGCCAGAGTGGGTTGAGAACTTAGGTCTTGTTGCTGCTGGTGCATCAGCTCGTCCTCTTTATAGAAGAGCTGGTAAAACATTTGATAATGCTGTTGGTAGAGTTCTAGATAGAATGATGACTCAGAGATATGGTTTTACTCCTGAGCAAGTGACAGCTATGAAGCAAAAAACTTCTGGTCAACCTGCAGCACAACCTGCTACACAGCCTAAAGCTGAACCTAAAGCTAAACCACAAGCTGCTCCTAAACCGGAACCAGCTCCAGATACTAGAGTGAGACCTTCATTTATGGAACCGGCTAAAAGACCTGTTCCTGCAGGATTTACTCCAGCTGTTTCTGATAAAGCTATTGTTGAAGGTATCATGGGCATGGATGCTGATATGGCTGACAAGATTGCTGAAGCTAGAAGCATGGGATGGTCAGATAGTGAAATACTTAAACAGGGTCAAGGAATGCAAGAAGCTGCTGTTAAGTGGAATGAGGCTAGAAAAGCTTCTATGAAAGCTGCTCAGCAACCAGCTGCTCCTCAAAAGAAAGCTGGAACTTCTAAACAAAAAGCTGCTCCTGCAAAACAACCGGCTAAACCCAGAGGAAATGCAGCCAACTTAAGACCAGCTGTTGGTGATGCTGCTATATTTGATAGAATTTATAACAACTTACCACAAGCTGATAAAGCTTATATTGATTGGGAACTTGGTCAAAGAACTGCTGGTAATAAGATGAGCACTGACCAAGCTAAAAAATCTTTGCTAAAAGAAGGTGTGATGTATGATGCTGTTCAAAGAGGATTAGGTGTAGCACCTGTTGCTCCAACGGCTCCTACAGTAGAACCTACAGTAGAAGCTCCTAGTAGAGGCATGTTTGAAAGAGGAAAAGGATTTATTAGAGGACTAGTAGGACTAGGAGAGAAAGGTAGAAAAGCTTATGGAGGTCCTGTAGATTATATGAACTATGGTGGTGGATATATTCCTGATTATGGCATGGCTTATGGTGGTGCTTGTTATCAGTGTGGTGGTGCTTATGAAGATGGTGGAGGGTATGATAACCCAGGATTTAGAGCATTACCTGACTATGTACAAGAGAAGATTATGAGAGCTTCTGGTAAAGCTATGTATGGTATGGGGATGGCTTATGGTGGAGTACCTAGAGCACAAATAGGATTGCAAAAAAATCCAGATAGTACATTTGGAGAGTACACTGTTCCTGCTCCAGATATAAACCCTGATAGCATGTATGGAGAATATACTATCCCTGCTCCATATATGGGTTCTTCACAACCTTATGATTATCAAAATGAATTTAGACAACTTTTGAATAACTATAAACAACCTTATGATTATCAAAATGAATTTAGATCATTGATGAATCAACAGCGGTTGATGGAATTGAATAAAACAAATCCTCAATATATGGTTGACCCACAAACAGGCCGAGTCATAATGAAACAAAAGAAAGGTGGTATCTATATAAACCCTGCTAACAAAGGTAAGTTTACAGCTAAAGCTAAAGCTGCCGGTATGGGTGTACAAGAGTATGCTCGTAAAGTGATGAGTGCCCCAGAAGGAAGATATCCAGCTGCTACTAGAAGACAAGCTAACTTTGCTAAGAATGCTGCAGGATGGAGACATCAAATGGGTGGTATGGTAGGACAAGAAATGAATGTTACTCCAGATCAGCTTCAAATGCTAAGAGATGGTGGTTATGAATTTGAAATCCTACGCTAACAACTAATCATGCCTAAGATAAGAATAACAGGTAGGAAACTACCAGCAGCTCAAGATGGTGCAGACGTAGAAGGTCCTTTCTTTTTAGGACCAGAAGGGAAGCCTCAAGTAAAGATGCTACCTAATGTTACTGTTAGAAGTGCTTCTGCAGTAAATGGAAAATACTTTGTACCAGGCTTTGGCTACGTCACTCCAGAAGACCTACAAGATATTAAGTATCGTGTAGAGATGAGTCCTGGATATAATCCTGATATTTCTTGGAGAGAGCAGACTGGATTAGCTTTTGAGAATTCTTTATTAGATAGACTGGGTAGAGGAGCCAATATGGTGTTTAGTGATGAGATGGCTGGTGTCAAACCTCTACAGTGGGCTAGGAATATTATGTTTGCTCCCGGTGCTGGAGCTGTTAGTTTAGCCAGAAGTTTATCTGGAGAAGACATGGTCTCTACTAAAGAAGCCATGGGTAAAGCTGCTCCTTGGGATGTTAGTGGTTTAGGTATGATTCCTCATGCTGCTAAAGCAGCAGAAGAGTTTGTACAGAATCCTGGTGTTCTTACTGGTATTGGGGCTGTAGCTAATACAGTAGCTGCATTGCCTGTTGTTGGATCTGTAGAGTCTAGTCCTCTTAAAATTTCTGCAGCTAATAGTGTTTCACGTGGAACAGCTATTCTGCCAGAGATTGGCAGTAAACGTTACTGGTTTCCTAGTGGTAAGGTGACGGCAACAGGGGTGCTTAAAACTCCATTGAGAGTGTTGCCATTTGGTCAAACTACTAAAGCTGCTGTAAAAGAATTTGTTGCTCCTATCCCTAAAGGGGTGTCTTCTGAAATGGTAGGTGCTGCCGTAAGAGGTAAAGCTGCTAATTTAATTGGTCAAGCAACCCATCCTACGTTTTCTTTAGTGGAGAATGTAGCAGCGGCTCCTTATAGAACTATGACATCTGCTGTTAACCCAGCTCTTAGAAAAGCTGGAGTAGAAATAACAGAAGCGGCATCTGTTCCTGTTCTTGGTCCTGTGTCTCCTTTTGTAAGAGGAGAAATGATAGGTGAACAAGAAATAGGTAGAAGACCCACTTCATATTTAGAAGAAGGTGCTGATGCATTGGATGCTTTATATATGCCTACACAAGAACCCCCTGCTCGTCAAATGAAAACCTCACCCGGAACTACATATTATAGAGAGCCTAGTGCTTCTGGAAACATTGATAGTCTAGAAGCTCTTAAGAGAGAACTAGAAGCTGCCGGTCTTACTGGACAGAAAGCTTACGGTGGTATGACAGGAACTAAAGAACTTCCTCATCTTTTTAGATATAGAGCTGGTATCCCTCTTCGTTGGGCCCAAGTTGGAATAGAAACAGAAGAAGAGGATAAAACACCAATTAACTGTGAGGATATCAATAAAGATTTAATGCAGGATCCAAATGATCCTAATCGTTGTATACCTAAACCAAATGCTAGTTTAGTAACAAAACCAATAAAGAAACCTTTATCTAATACTCCACCACAAGGTTATGCAAAGGATTATGGTACAATGAAGTTCACTCCAATAATTGATAACAGTCAGTTATCAAATGGTACTGGTGGAGTAAACGTGTGGGATTCAAATCTTGGAAACACAGATATTCAGGGTAAACTAATTAATGATGCTTCTATAGCTATGCCTAAACAAACTGTTGTTAATACCGATGGTACAACAACAACTACTGGGTCTGTAGATATAGGGCAGCCTACACTATATCAAACAGATCCTAATCAAACAAAAGAAGTAGGACTGTTCAAACCTGTTAAACAAAAGTCAAAAGGAAACTTTTGGGACAAGCTAGAGAAATTTAATAGAGGTGTAGATAACTTTATTAATCCGGTGTCTGCCGTTGCTAATTACATAGATAACTATAAGCAGCAGAAGAAATGGAATAAACAATGGAGAGAGAATGCTTTTGATTTATCTACAGCTAGTAGTACATTTAAAGGAAACTTTGATCCTAATACCGGTTACTTTCAACCAGACAAGTTAGGCTTTAAGAATACAATGTATGGTAGATACGGGGGTTCTTTAAACGATAATACTATGGATACAATTAGAATAAGATTACTGGGTGGTCCTGTAGAAGATCAACCTGATGAGATGGCTTATGGTGGACAGCTAGGATATGGACTTGATTTAGGTCAAAGAAATACTTATACGTCTATGCCTAAGACAAAATCAGAAGAGGTTAGTAATACTATTAAGGAAGTTCCTCGTAGTCAAGCTAATATAGAAGCTGAGAAAGGAGAAACGGTATATGCTGATATGGATGGGGATGGAATGGAAGAGCACTTTAATATTGGTGGTCAAAGACACACCAATGGAGGAACCCCTCTTAATGTACCAGACGGAAGCTTTGTGTTCTCTGATACAAAGAAGATGACTATTAAAGATCCTAAAATTCTAGAGAAGTTTGGACTGACTGCTAGAAAAGAAGGGTATACACCTGCAGAGATTGCTAAGAGATATGATGTAAACAAGTACAAAGCTATAGCTGAAGATCCTGTTCAGGATGGTATGTCTAGGAACACGGCTATAATAATGATTAAGAACTATCAAAGAAAGCTAGCTGAGCTTGCTATTATCCAGGAAAGAATGAAAGGATTTCCTCAAGGTATTCCAGAGATGGCTATGAAAGTTCTTTCTCCAGAAATGCTACAAGAAATTCAGGCTGAGATTCAAGAGCTTAAGGCTAATGAAGAAGCTGACCAAGGAGCCCAGTATGATCTTAACGGAGCCCCTATAGATACAGAACAGTTTATGGAAGATCTTCCTGAGATGGAAGAAGAGCCAGAGATGGGAGAATACCCTGAAGAAATGGAGTATGCTTATGGTGGAGATTATGATTTAGATTCTTACCAGAAAGGTGGTGAGCAAGACTGGAGAAGGAAAAGACGTATTCTTGAAAAGATGAATGCTTTAGGTACAAGTCTTGGAGCACAAATTGGATATTCTAAAAGATATGAAGAAGGTGACTTCATGATTCCTGAAAAACAGGCCGCTCAATCTTCCGGCTTGTATGGTGATATAAATGCTGCTGATGTACAAGACTTTAAGAAAAGACATAAGTGGTACTTTAGTAGTATAGCTGACCCAGATAAATGGAATCCTGCTACAAAAGCTGATGTTGAAGATTTTCAAGCAGCTTATAATCAATATGCTAAGCAACTAGGATTTGATCAAGACTATTTTGTTAAAGACAGTGGTGAATTTGATGACCTTGATGGTTTGTTTGGTGAGTTTACATATAACACACCTTCACTAGATTTAGTTCCTACTACACCAACAACTCCTGGGTCAGTCATAGGATGGCTTTGTAGTAATAATCAAGTGGTATCTAAGCAATATGCTTCAGAAGCTGAGAGGGATGCTGCTGGTGCTAAAGCTGATATGAAGGACCCTTCATTTGCTAATTGTAAAATCACACCTGGAAAGTCAGTTATTGAAGAAAAGCCAAAGACCCCCGTTCCGTTTAAATACATGACTCCTGACATTTGGAAGATGTCTCAAGTGAGGGGTAGGAGGATTAATAAATATCTGCCTTTTATAGCAGATGTTCCTTATGAGCCTAATCAATTTACTCCAGAAGAGTGGAGGGCTAAAGCTGCTGAGCTTCAGTCTCAAACAGGAGATATGGCTAGGACACTTGGAGCTTATGGATCTACTAGTGCCTTAGGAGCTGGGCTTAGTGCTTTAGCTGGAGCTCAAGGTAGGAATCTAGTTTCAGCTATAGCTGATACAGATGCTAGGAATGTAGCTGGATGGAATGCTTTTACAGGAAGAGAGCAGGCTAGGAAGGATCAGTTTAATGCTCTTAGGGCAGCTAACCAAACTGAAAGGTGGAAGGGTAATGTAATAGCCAACCAACAATATGACAATGCTCTTAATAGACAAGCTGAAGATATTGTCAATGCTGACACCAATGCTTGGACTAATAGAATGGAGCTTGGTATGATGAATGAAACAAATAAATTCTACTACGTAGATCCACGTACAGGCAGAATGGTATGGAAAGGTGGTTATGGTCCACAAGACTTAGGTCAATCTACAGCTTCTGTGAACTACGATAACATGGCTCAAGATTGGCAAAAAGCTCAGACTGCACTACCTGGTATAACTTATGACCAGTGGTTAAAAATGAGAGGTGCAAAATATGGTGGATCAACAAATAAACGTACCTTAGGTGAAATGTTGTTTCATGGGTACGGCTTCCCCTTTTAAACTTTAAAAGTTTATTGTTAAACTTTACAGATTTTTTAGTATATTATTAATGTACATATGGCAACCTTCATACCCAATATAACTGACATATTTCCTGAGCCAAAGTATTTTACTCCGGACTTTGGATATATAGACAAGATGCTTAAGCGGAAGGAGGCTATGTATCTTGAAGGATTCTCCAAGCTTAATAACGAGTACAACTTTATTAACAGGAAACTAACTCATACAGCTAACATAGAATCTAGAGATAAGTTTTTGAATGAGGCTAAGGAGAATCTTAAGAACCTGTCTGCTATGGACTTATCTGATATGTCCAATGTAAAAGCAGCTGGAGAAGTATTCAAACCGTTTTATGGTAATAAGGTTATACTAGGAGACCAAGCTTTTACAAGTTTTGTAGATGGTCAGGAAGCTATGGGTAATTCTCTTAGACTTAAAGATGGAGGTAAAGAGTTCAGTGAGAACAACTTGAAATATGTTCAAATGCAGAGGGAGCAGTTTGCTAAAGACACCCCTGATAGTGTGTTTGAATATATGCAGAATAAGAAATCCTTTACTCCTTGGTATGATTGGCATAAGGAAGTCCAAGAGAAAATGAAGGACTTTAAACCCACTCATACAAAGTATGACAAGCTCAATGGTTTGTATAAAGTAACTATTGAGAATGAGTCATGGACTAATGAAGAAATAGCTAAGTATTTGAATGCCACACTATCTGACAAGGCTAAGCAGCAGATGAGGATAGATGGTTATGTTACATATGGGAACAACCCAGAAGCTCTTAAAACTCAATACATTGAGAAGCAAAGAGCCGCTCTACCAGAGATTAATAATTACATAAATAACATAGATCAGCAGTTGAAGGTTGAAAAGGATCCTCAAAAAAGGGCCCAGCTATCTGAAACTAAAGAGTATCTGTCTAATAAAAGAGCTGAGACTACTAACATTATTAGGAATATTGAACAGGCTGATCCAAAATTTATTCAAAGAAATGCAGAGTCTTTAGCTTATCAGCTTCATTATTCAGACATGATTGAAAAGACAGCTAATGGATATGCTCATAAAGATGTTAGTCAAACCATTGGTGCAGATGATGTTGCCTTAGCTATATGGAAAGACCAGCAAGATTGGGCTCGTGAAAGATATAGAGCATCTAAGGAAGATCAAAGATTGCTTTCTATTTTAGGACCAACTCTTAATAATGTAGTATCTGTACAGGGTAAGACAGAAGATATGGATGTTAATCAACTCTTGTCTAATGTTTCTGCACAGAAAGATAATTATACTAGAGCTTATGATGATGTGTTAACAATGGTTTCTCAATACTATGATGTAGATAAGAGCAAGGTTACCCAAGCTATGTTTTCTAAATACATTAGTACTAATAAGAATAGTCCTGTTGTATTACAGATGTTTGAAGCTAATACTAATTATGAGACTGCTGTTGAAAGTCAAAAGTCTTATGAGAAACAAAGAGAGGTTTATGCTAGAGATAAGATTGGTAGAACGGCTTATGATAATTTAGGCAAGTTTACCAAAGCATTTGATTATTACAAAAACATAATGGCTGGTGGCAGAACTGTTTCTATCGGTGGTGTAAGATATAATACTCCAGAGGAAGCGGCTTCTGCTTCTATTGGTTATTCTTATAGCACAATTAAGGAAGCACTCAGCAACCTTAATAGTTTCCGTGAATATTACAGTAGAGAAGGAAAGGTTAAAGTGACCACCTCAAGACCTGGGTTTGTTATGTCTACAGAAAGTGATGACGCTAAGAATACAATGAGTCTTATTGGAGGTAATTTTATAGATAAAGAAAACTTATCGGGAGGTCTGATGTATTATCCTAATGCTGATCAGTCTAAGTATGACATAGGTATTCCTCTTAAAGATAAACTAAGAGGCAAGTCTACTGAAATTGAAGCTATTGTAAATACACTTAAAGCTAACAAACCGGAAATTAAATGGCAGTACAATGAGGCTACCCATAGTATTCTTGCTCCAGGACTTGGTTCACAAGTGGCTCCACAACTTGATCCATTTAGGAATATACCACCTGCTGATAGATTTAGATTAAGTGTTATAGAGAATGCCGTTCTTGATCCTGGAGAAACTAGCCCTGATATTCTATTTCATAAGCTTGATAAGACCGGTAATATTCATAACTTCTCTATTAGAAAGTATATGGCTCATAGTGGCAAAACTTACTACCAAATATTAGTAGATAATAATATTATTCCTAGTGTTGAAATACCTACAAGCCATGGGGCTTATCGTAGTATAATGGATGTGTTTAGTAATAATGATATCAAATCATTGATTGACGCTGAAATAAACAAAAAATAAATAGCTAAAGTGTTATGGCTGAAGAACAATATAACTCCCCGCTTACAAATGCACTCATGTCATCTTTGTCTAATGAGGAAGAATCCTTACAGGAAACCCCTGGAGAGGGTGAAGGTGTTGATGGAGGTCCTCAGCAACAATTACCATCAAAAGCTACTTCTACACAACTTCAGCTTCAGCAGGCTCCTGAACAGAGCCCTATCACTCCTATAGTTCAACAAGCCTACCAAAGAGAAAAAGGTAAGTTCTCTGCTTCAGCTAGAGGTAAGAGATCTCTCACTCCCTATAATTACTTTGAGTCAGCTATTAATTCTGTTGCTCCTAGTGATCCTCCAGATTTATCAACGGCTATCACTGGTTCATTTAACAAACTTAGAACTGTAGATCAGTTTGCAAATCTTGAATTTCTTAATCCTAGTTTTGTTCCACAGGCTGTCACTAGAAAATATAAAGACAAGCCTAGTGGGTATATCTATGGACTGGATAATGATGATTATTATT